TCCCGATCATCGCGCCGCCAGCCGCACCCATCCCCACGCCACCCCAGGTCCCCCGGCTTGATCCGAGTAGCCCCTGCTGAGCGAGCATAGATCCGCCCGTGAACAGCGCCGCCCCCGCGACTCCGTTAACGCCCGTGATCCTGCCCTGGCTCTCGATGTCGCTGCCGTTCGCGTCCGTCGAGTACACGTCCGGCCCGTGCGTCAGGCCACCCCAGTTCATCCCTTTGAAGTTCTTGAGAATCCCCGCCATCCCGGTGGGCGCGCCGCCCGGCCGCCCCGCACTCATCAGCGCCGGCAGTATCCCGCCGCCCGCCGCGTTTCCCGCCGCTCCGCCGCCCAACAGTGCCGGCAATCCCATCGATGGCCCGCCACCGAGTCCGATCCCGCCCGCGCCGCCGATGATCGGACTGAAACCACCGCTCACCGAAGCCGCCTGCCCGCTCACCGCCGGCGCCGAGATCGCCGGTAGGGAGAGACCAGCAATCCCCGCTGGCATGGCAATCGCCGGAGCCGCCATCCCCATCGACCCCGCCAGAATCGCCGTGAGCGTCGCCAGCGCCGCCGAGTTCTGCACCGTGACGGCCGTGTTCATGTCCGTCGAGAGTTTCATCGGGTCCGCATGGCCGCCGAACGCGCCATGGAACATTCCCGCGATCCCGCCCTTCCCATCGCTGCCATAGATAAGCGGCTGGACCGCGGTCCCAATCATCCCGCCGATGCCTTCCGTAACCGGCTTTAGTGTGGCCTCACGGATCGTGTTCCCCAGTTGCTTGGGGAAGTCGCCGGGCTTGGTAAACAGCGTGTGCAATAAGCCGGAGGAAACCTTCTGGATCTCATCCACTTGCCGCTGCAACTCTTCCGTGCGCTGCTGTTCCGCAGCCGCCCGCTTGGCGTCCAATTCGTCCTGCGCCTGCGCCAGTTCGGTGTACAGATCCTTCTGCGCGTGCGCCGCCATCTCCATGCGCTTGGCCGCGCTGTCCTCCTTCTGGATGCGCGCCACTTCGATCTCGGCCAGTTGGACCGCCAGATCGACGCGAATCCGGTAGCCCTCCTCCGGGGTTTCGGCCGCCTTCGCCTCGCGCGTGGCCCGGCGCCGCAGCACCTCGCGTTGCGCCTCGCCCCCGATGTCCTCGATGCGCTCGCGCGCTCCGAATATGTCCCCCCACTCTTTGGTCTGTTCCTTGGAGGGAAGAAGCAGCCCCGTGATCTCCTTCGACCGTTCGGCGTTCCGCTTCTGGTCGTACTTCTCGAATTCCTCCCAGGATTTCTGCATGATCAGCGAAGCCTGCTCATCCGCCGATTTCCGGATGGCGGCGATGTCGGCCTCAGTCGCCTTCACCTGGGCGGCCTGCTTCAACAACAGGTCGCGCTGGTAATAAATCTTCTCGATGGCCGACAGTTCCGCCTCATCGCCCTTCTTCTCGAATTCCGCCGCCTGGGTCCGGAATTGCTTCAATTGCTCCGCCGATTTCTTGGCGTCCTCAGCCGCCGCCTTCATGCCTTCGATGGCGGCCTTTTCTTGCTCTGCCCGCGCCGCCACTGGCCCGACTTTCTCCCACGGCGCCCCGAGTCCCTGAAGGTTCCTTAGTTCCGTCTGCGTTTTTTCGAGTTCCTTTTGAGCCGCGCGCATCGCGCCGGTTTGCGTATCCGAAGAAAGCGCGCCCTCAATCGCCGCCTGTTGCGCGCTTGTCAAGGCGGTCGGCCCCGGAGCTATCGGTCCAACAAACGGAGCCGGAGCGCCAGGGAACTCCCTTCCCAGTCCAAGGAACCCAGTAGGCTTTCCTACTTCCCCTGCCGCGTTCGCCCCGAGCATCCAATTCCGCGCGCGGCCAATCCAGGAGGTCGCCGGAGCTATCTTCTCCGGCCCGTTGTCGAAACTCGGGACAATCGCTTCCTTGAAGTGCAGTACCAGCAGCCCCCAGGAAGTCTCGATCTGTGCCACGGCCTTCTGATATTTCAGTAACCGTTCGACCTCTTCGTCCGAAATCCCGTAGTCCTTCTCTTTCGCGGTCCGGTAATTCGCGGCCAGTTCCACCATCACCGGAATAGCTTCGATGCCCGCGCGCTTGAATAGCGCCATCGCCGCCGCATCCCGCTCCATCCCAGCCGGCAGCTTCCCCAGCGCCGCGCCGATTTCCTGTAGCGCCTGAGCAGTCGGCTTCACGCCGCCCGTGGTGGCGTCGTACAGCGTCACATGCAACCGTTGGAGCATCGCGCGCGCCTTCTCGCCATCGGTGGAGTTTTCATCCATCGCCTGAGATAGCCCGCGCATCATGCGCTCGAAAATCCCGACATCCTGGCCCACCGCGCGCGCCGCATAGCTGAACTGTCCAACCTCTTTCGCGCTCATGCCGGTTCGCAGCTCCACGTCGCGGATCTGCACGCCGTATTCACCCAGGCTCTTGGCCGCACTGAAGCAGGCGAGAGCGTAGGCACCAAACGCCACGGCGCCGGCGGATACCATGGCGCCCATCGGCCCGAGCTTCTCCAGTAGCCCGCTGGCCGCGCTGCCGGCCGCCTGTAGCGGGTTCTGAATCGCGTTCTTGACCTGATCGCCGAATTCCTTCCACTTCGATCCACCGCCGCCCTGTTCCGCCGCGATCATCTTGTCATAAGCTTTTGTGATTGCCTGGACCGCGCGCTCCTCTTCGCCCCACTTCCTAATGAGCAGATCGCGCTCGGCAATCAACCGGTCGGCGCCGGTCTTGCCCGCGAGGGCCGACTGCCGTTCCATCGAACGCAGTAGATTATCGAGGGAACTTCGGCTCTTGTCCGTCACCCGCACAAGAGTATCCCCGTGCGCCTGCATCAGCTTCCCCGCGCTGTCCAGCGTCGTCTTGACGGTCTTCTCGTAGCCCTCCATGGCTGCGTTCGCGCGCGCGGCGCCTTGAACCGCTGGCCGTTCGTCCACCTCAATCGTGATTTGTTCCGTATCGGCCATTTACGCCACCCTCGCCGTCCGTACTACGCGCGCCTGTTTCGCCGTCGCGTGAACCACCGCCTTCAGTACCGCCTCGTCCTTCGGCGAGAGACCAAACTGCTTTTCGCGCAGATTATTGAAGTGCGCAATCCGGTCCGCCTCGGGGTCGATGAATCCAATGATGACGCGGTTCTCATTGGCGGACTTCACCTTGAGAGATCGCATCGTCTTGCCACGCCAGAACCAATCACGGATGGCCTGCAAACCGCGCGCCAACTTATAATCCGGGTAACCTCGCCGCCCGTTCCGCCCGGGCTTCAACGGCTTGGCTGGCTGGTCCTGCACGTTCTCTCCGCGGCGGATTCGCGCCACCACGCTATCCGCCGTCACCTGGCCGATGGTCCGCATCTGCTCTGGAGAGAACGGCCCCACCACGAAACGTGCGCGCCGGATTTTGGTTTCGAAGGCCATGCCGCCCAACAAAAAGGGCAGGCCCCAAGGCCTGCCCGCCCGAACCGCGTATCCCGTTTACCCTAAGCAGCCCTACCCGCCACCTTTGCCAATCCGGCGGAGCCCAACGCAGCGGCAACACTGCCGAACTCCCGCTTGTAAGTGTTTACCGCCGGCAGGCATCCCCCGCCGAACTCATTCTGGCGCGGAAGACGTCCGTTCAGCACGTAGAAATCCAGCAACAACTCCCGGAGCACGGTCGCGCCATACTTCGGTCTGGAACCCCACCTGTTCGCCTTAAGGCCGGCAGCCGTGCAAGCGGAAGCAATACCTCCAAGGTGCCTATTGACTCCGCCCAGTAGATCCTTCGGTAGGTCCCTTTGGGAAGGCGCCCTCCCGAGATCTACGGCCGGGACGACTTCGGCGAGCTGGCGCTGGGCACCGCTTTCAACTATGTGATCGAGAACGAACACAAAGACTTTATCCAGGTTCCGGGCCATCTGCAAAAGCAGGTTCACCGCTACATCGAATGCCTGACGGCCGCGGACATGGAAGACAGGAAGGGCGCTGCGTAACCACCCTACTGGCCTGGCGTTCGACTGGAGCGGCGTGGATCTCATGGCGTTATCGTTTTCCGTACCTCTGCAACAACCGAAGTTGGCGCGCTTCCTCTACGGTGACCTTCTCCACGTCTTCCGACTGTTCGCGCCGGTACTTGTCCCGCTCTTCCTCGAGCAGTTGCAGGCCACGTTGTTCCTCGACCGTGACGTCGGTCCATGGGACGCTGAAATGCTTGGTGTCGAACTCCAGCTCGAGTAACCGCTCGAACAGCCGGCCTGCGTTGGAGTGCGCGCGCACATACTCCAGTTCGTTCACCGGGCAATGGTCGCATCGGTTCACCGTGCATTGGACACTCCCGCACTCGCAGGCTCCCGGCGCGGTGGTATCGTCCACCGTGCGCACCAGGCCGCATTTCCCGCAGGTGACGTCGTTGGCATCGGGGCATGCGGCCGGCCCGTCTTCGCCGCCATCGCAGAGCTCGCTCGCCCGAATCGATCGGTAAATCAGCAACCGGAGAGGGACCGGACTCGGCCACTCATCCGGCGCTAAGAGTTTGGGTCCAGGCTCGGGTCCAGTTCGTCGACAGCCTGAATCAGTTCCACCACCACGGCAGACTTGTGATGCGGCGGCACTTCGGATTTCAGATCTGGCGCGTATCCTTCGGTCGCCGCCACCACCGAATCGTACAGCGCTATGGCCGGCTCGATCCGGTACCGCAGCTCCTCCTGGCCGTGGGGCAGGTCGGTTGCGGAAATCACGGTGCGGCGATAGACGGTGATGTCCCGCTGGGTGGGGATCTTGACGGTGTGGACCGTATCGCCGAAAGGCGTGCGCAGCGTGATTCGGTATTCCTCGCCGGCCCGCTGGCAATCTGTGACCTCGCAGAACGTCAGTTTCGAGATGGCGTTGCCAGCCTCGAACTCATCGAACTCGGGCCCCTTGTCCAGCCGGATCTTATTGAAAAGATCGAGATCGGCTTTGGGGTTCGGTACGAACTCGGTTTGGGACTTCCGGCGCCCGATGGTACGGCGGATGGACTTCTGCTGTCCGAGGCGCTCCAGCATTTCCTGGGTGGTGGGCAGCCGAAGAATCGCACTCTTCGGCGGGCTGGGCACGCGCACCGTGATGCCGGCGAGCGCTTGCCCATCCTCTGTTTTTGTCTGAGGTAGGCTTCCGTATTCCATAATGTCTCCGTTGAAAGTTGATCCTCCGGGGAAAACAGGCGGCGCGCCGTCGCTGGTCCCGGAGGATGGGCCTCGGGCGCGCCGCGGGCTTCATGGGCCTGTCGTTACCCCGCGATCCCGGTGATACCGCATTTGCAGACCGCCGAGAACACGCCGCCGGAGGTGGCGTATTCCGGGGTGCCGGTGACCGTGATGGCCACAATCCCGTCCGCCTCGGTGTTCTCCACCATCTGAAATGCGAGCTGCGGGAAGGTGAACGCAGCCGAGTGGTTCGCGTCGTACTGAACGCTCAGCACCGCGCTGCCGGCGGTTTGCGCCAGCAACAGCGCGGCCTCGGTCGAGGTTGCCAGCAGGCGCGCGGTGAATTGGAAGCTCGGCACACGCGCGCCGATCTCCATCCGGCCCCGCAACTGCAAGCCGCTCTGCAGCCCGGAACCCGGATAGAACCCGGCGTTGAGAAGCAGGTTATTCTTCCAGCCGATGGAACCGGAGAGAATCCGCTTGGTGGCCACCAGGTCGATGCCGTTCACCGTCAACGCCATCGACGCCGCCAGCATATTGCTCTCGGTTGTCAGCGCCGGCACGGTGACCCCGCTCGGAGTTGTCAGTTTCCCGGAGCCGACCCAGTTGACCGTCAGTTTCGAGGACGCGCGCCCCGGACCGTAGGTGAAGGCGTAGGTGAAGTCCTCGATGGCGCATCCGATATGCATGTTGTCGATGGCCGCGCCGCCGCCTTCCGGCACCTGCTCGACCACGGAGAAATATGGGAGTTCGAGCGATGTCCCCGGGTCGATGGGCGTAATCGTGTAGGTGTAGTTCGGGCTACTCCCGCTCTGCACCACATTGCCCAGCCCGAACGCCAGCGCCCACGCGACAAACTCCGCACTCGCATACTTTTCGATGCGGTTTGCCACGTCATAGTGCGACGGGAACGTCGCCGTCGCAAACTCGTGACCCTTCCCGATTTCAGCCGCGTCGTTCTCGAAGACCGGCTTTGGCGTGGTCAGCGCCATATCGATTTTCTTGAAGCGCAGAAATGCCGCCGACGCCGTTGCGATGTTGGTCTGCTCGCCGAGTCCCAGACCAAGGACCAACTGTTGTACACGCGCTGCCATTCGATTACACTCCTTTGGTGGCCGGGATCTCCGGCGGAATCTGTTGGTACCCCTGAACCATCAGGGGCACGAGCTTGTCAGGGGTCGCATCGACCTCCTGAATATCTCCGGTGTGCGGATGCCGCAACCGAACCTTGGCGGCGGCCGATCCAGACGCGGGTTGCTCCGCCTTGGCCGCGTCGACGCCGTTAACTTCTTGTTTGAAATCCATGTCAGTTGTCTCCGATTTCAGGAATGATGAACGTCCCGACGAAACGGTCTACCAGGTCTTCGTCGACCGCGTGCGCGTCGCTCGGGGTGTCCATGATGTTCAGCCCGGGGAGTAAATTCATGTAGCGGATATTCACCGAAGACCCGGTAGGGATTCCATTGCAGACCAGCGTCCACAACTCCTCATATCCCACCGGGTCGTTCGATCCCGCCATGTTCCCCATACGGAAATAGACATGGAAACGATGTTTCCACATCGTCTCGCCGTCGAAGTTTCCGCCCTGCGTGCCGTCCCAAACCACGAGCATCGACGGCGCCGGCATCTTGTAGACGACCATCGCCCGGGTATGCTCCTGGCCAAGCCGGTAATGAAAGCTGTTGATCCGACAAATCGCGTTGCCGTTGGCGTCCGTCACTGTCATGGCGGCAGCCAGGTCGGGAATCGCCGCGAGCGCCGCGGCGATGGCGTCCGCTATGGGCCCGGGGTTCAGCATTTGAATCTCACTGGGTTCGGAGTTTCAGCACCGCTCCGCCCGTCGATACCGGCTCCGCTTCGGGCTTGGCAACCACATAAGTCACGCCGCCCACGGTGAAGAGATCGCCCTCTTGCGGCTGCGGAGAGATCGCCTGGAAGTCCACCCAGAGACGCAGCACGGCCGACCCGGCGCCGCCCATGATCTCTTCAGCCAGGGCCGGCGGCATGACGATGGCCTGAAGCTGCTGGGCGCCCGATGCGTCTTGCGGTGTGAAGGTGACAGAGATCCCGCCTTGCTCCAGAAAGACCTGGTTGTATTGCGAGAAGTTCAGCGCAGGGGTGGCCATGGTGATTCAGGCAGGGGCCGGCGTGAAGAAGGAAGCGCCGGCCCTTGTTCTGCCTTCGCCCGACTTCTACGCGTTGCTGGCGAGTTGGTAAATCACCCAGACTTCGATTTGCCCGGCAGTGAGCGGGCCGGTCGCGATGGTCACCGAGATCTGGCCAGCAGCCGACATCTTGAACGGCGTGGTGGTGCAGGTCGGCTTGACCACGGCATCGAGCGAGAGGCTCGCAATAGCCGTCGCCGTCAGAATCGAGTTGTTCGCCGATCCCGCCGTCGTGCCGATCGCCACCGTCGCGTTTCCGGCCGCCGTGGGGGCCACGGTCGAGTTGATGACGCCGCCATGCACCACCGCCTTCGCCGGAATGGTGTCCGATTGGGCCGGCGTGCAACTTACCCCGCCGTCCACGGTGTAATCGTAGAGCGCGTGCGCCACGCGCAGCCCGTTGACCTGGCCGGAGAATCCCGGCACGCCGAACAGCCTGACGCGCACGGTCGCATCGCCGGAAGCTCCTCCGAGCGCGTCCGTCCCGCTGGCCTGGTCGAGGGTCGCCTGGCCGATCAGCAGGTTGCTGCCGACCGTGCTGGTGGCAGCCTTCGCCACGTTGTCCCAGTAGACCAGGTCGCCGGAGGCGAAGGTGCTGCTGTCTTTGGCGAGATCGAACACGCCTTCCAGGACGATCTCGCTTGAGTCGCCCTGAGCTTGATTGTTGACTGCGACACCGAAAATGTTTCCGACGCGGCAGCCGGCGCCACTGGTGAGTACGTAGGGCGCCAGAACGGTGAGGGTTGCCCCTCGTTGCACGAAGTTGATCATGTGAGTTGGTTCTCCTTTTCTCTTTTTACGGGGCGGCGATTTGTTCACCGCCCCGTGATTGTCCCGCCTAGCTGCGCACTACGCAGCGCCGTTGCTCCGCTGAATGCCGCGGTAGTCGATTGCCGCGGCGCCGAAATCGTGACGCGCCTTGATCTCGATGCCATCGACATCGAAGCCCTGGCGAGTCTCCATGAACACGCCCTCCTGACCTTCCAGGAACGCGTATTCCAGCCCGGCCACGTCCGCGGGGTCGGCGAACAGATACCAAGCCGTCGCGCCATAGGTCGCTAAGGCGTCGAGGCGCGGCTCCACGACCGGAACCAGGGAGCGCACCCACACCGGGACGCCCGCAGTCAGCGCTGTGACCGCCAACTGCATCGGGTAAATGGTCTGCTCGACCGTGGTTTCGAGCGCGGTCCCCGTGACGAGGTAGCGCGGCGTGAGATTGAGGGGCGTGCCCTGCGGGCCAGTCTGCTGGCGGAAGAGCGTCCGCCCGGTGGCGAGGGACGCCACGGCGAAAGCCGAGGGAGCGCCTGTCTGGAAGTTCTTGTGGCCAGCGGCGAATAGCGCCACCGAGGTCTTGTCGCCCATATACACCGCAGAGGGGTTGGCCAGCACGATACCCCAGACGACATCCGATTCCATTCTGGAGGCCGCCACACCGAGTTCCGCCGGCACGCGCGTGAATGCCTGGAGATCATCGTTGATGATCGTCTTGCGCGTGAGAGCCACCACCTCGCCATAGGTCGCGAGCGAATAGTTGACGTTTCCGTCCGTCAGAATGGCGCGGTGGTACTCGCCTTTCTCGTTCAGCCTCGGCAGCGCCGCCAAATCCGAGAGGAAGGCGCGGTTGATCGGCTTGAAATCGGGCGCCGTCACTTGGCGGGCCAGCGGCCGGAAAGTCTGCGGGTACGCCTGGTAAGCCGGGACCAGGGTCTTGTTGGCGACGTTGGCCAGGATGTTGGGGAAATCCGAAGTGGATTCGGCGCCGCCGCCCTCGAACAACTCGAACGAGGCGCGCGGAACTTTGGGGACGAGCGCCTTTGCCGCGATCTCGTTCGGCCCCATGCCGCGGGTCCTGACGCCGCAGACTTCCAGGTACTCCCGCGCCATCTCGATGAGCCGCAAGCCGCGAAACTGCTTGCCCAGGTCGAGCTGCCGGCGCGTCTCCGCGGACACCTCCGCGCCGCGGGTCGGACCGAAGAAGTCCGCCCGGTGGCGCAGCAACAGGGCGGCCGTCATCTGCTGGCCGAACGTTTCCTGCTGATCGCGCGTGATGGAGAGCTCGGTCCTGACATCGACCCGGTGGCCGCCCACCCCGCGGCTCCCCTGCTTCTCGATTTCCTGGAGAATGCTGGCCCTGGCCGCATCGAGCGTCGTACCGGTGTCGATCAGCCCGTCCAGAAACTCCGTGGTAATGCCGTGCTTCAGATGCGGAGTCCCGATGGTGCGGATTTCGCTGGCGGCGGTGAACTTGGCTTCCGCCTCCTTCACTGTTGCGCCCGATGCGATCAGCGTGGCCCCGAGTTTTTGGCATTTGAAGTTGGTTGCCAGCGTGGTGATTTCGGCCACCCGTTGGCGCTCCAACGTCGCTCCCTCGGTGCGCGCCGCATCGAGTACTGCCTGATTGTTACGGGCTTCCGCGCCCGTCTGAGTCGTCTCTTCCATGACGGTTCTCTCCTGATTTGGGCTGGTTGCCCGTCGTCCGTCCGCTCCCAACGCGGACAGAAATTGAGTAGAAAAATCGGCAGGCACCGTGATCGCCGAGACCTCGAAAGGCTCCCAATCGGTAGCCTCGAAGACCGGCGCCTGCTTGCCGCTCGGATGAGGCGCCATCGTGCCGTTGCCGTTGGCGTCCTTGACCGGCTGCTTGCTGTAGATCCACGTTCCGAAACTGAGATTTCGGATACGCCCGGAGGCGATGCCGGACCAGAGTTGGTCTGTGTCCTTGTTCTCGCCTTCGACTCCGAATTGCAGTGTTGCTTTCCCCGCCGCTCCATCGGCCCAGGCTTTGACCACGGAGCCGCGCTGCGCCTTCGCGCCGGCTTGGTTCGCCACGATGGATTTGAAATCCGTACCCGTCATGTGGCAATCGAAGACCGGGGCGCCGGCGTTCAGGCGCGCCATGCGGCAGCCCGCCATATTGAGCCGGAGCATGTAATCCGTGTCCGTTTCGGCATCGTAGCGGGGCACGGTCTGTCCGCCGTACCAGACCACATCGACCGTGCGATTCTTGTCGTCCGCGCTCTGCGGAGCAAAGCTGATCTCATCGTGGGACGCAGAGAAAAGCTCGCCCTGAAAGATCGTCTCTCCGCCGCCTTGCGCGCCGGCCTTGAGGTCCGGGGCATCCTTGCCCGCGTCCTTGTAGTGCGCCGCAAGGTGCGCATGGACACCTGCCTTGTCTGGGGCCGGAATGTCGAGGCCGCCCCCGTTCAGCCGCCCCATCGCGGCTGCGCAGCCCGCCATGTTCGCGGCGCCCACCTTGCCGTCCGCAGAGACGTCGTGATGGGGGAGTTTGTAGGCTCCCTTTGTGGCCGCGTCCTTTGATGGGTCCACCCAGGCGTGCATCGCGCGCAGCGCGTCTTTTGATGGACTGTCGCCCAGGCGCTTCAGGTTCGCCCCGGCATCCCAGGCGCCGTCTTTATCGACGGCCGTGTGATGGACGCCGATGGCCCCCAATTCCTCCAGCGTCATCCGCGAGACAATCCCGTTAATCTCTGCGCCGGTCATGTTCGTGTGCAGTAGTGCCATGGCTGCTCCTTTCAGGCCTTCACGGCCTCATAGTCTTTCTCGCCGAACTCCGCGAGTTGCCAGTCCTGTTTCTGCAGCCAGGCGAGGTGGCCCTCGTTTCCGTTGCCGCCGCGGCGATGCCATTTGATGAGGTGCTGGTAGAGGTGAAAGACGTCAATCTCGCCAGCGTCGTAGGCCTCCTTGCAGAGCACCGAATACCGCGCCACCAGCGCCTGCTCCGCGGCCATCGCGTCTGTTTGGATGGAGGTAACAGTGGCATGCGTGGCTGCCGGTTTCGGCGCAAACGCGGGCGTGCCATCAAGGAACAACATGGCGCTGGCCAGGTCCTTCGCGTAGTCCTCGCACTGCTCATGCAAGGTCTTCAGGCCATCTGCGATGCTCAGCCCGAAGCGCTTCACGTTGCGCTGATCGAGCAGGTATTGCAGCATCAGCGTCATTTCGAGATTGATGGCCTCCTGCAAACCGGCCAGGACCTTCGGATCACCTTTCATTGGTTTAACTCCTTGTTCGGTTGTTACTCTCAGCGGCAAGCATGGAGCAACGTTGGATCGTTCCACACAAGCAAACCCGTCACCGCGCAGGCAAAAACAATCGCCATGATGATCGGCTTATAAGTGCTCCAGAAATCCATCATCTTTGTCGTCCCTTCTACGTGAGATACGTCCTTGTGGCGCTCCCCCAATCGCGATCGGCGCGCGCCGATGAGCCCGCGACCAGAAGCTCCTTGACCATCGCCAGGTCCTCTTCCGAGAGGGCGGCCAACCCTTGGCTCTGTTTGCTGCCCGCGACCGCCTTGCTGCTGGGCGTGCGCTCCTCTGTGGCGGCCGGCTGCTCCTGGCCGCGCAGCGTGACGTTGCGCGGATCGCAATCGAGGATGATTTCGAACCTGTCCACGAGCTTGTTGAAGAGCGCAATCTGGGCGAGTTGGGCGTTGGGATCGAAGCCATTTTCGAGGACGGCCTCGAACCACGTCTTCCGGCCCATGCGGACGTCCTTCAGCGCGGCCTCGGCGTCCTTCACCGGATCCACCGATTCGAACCGCGGGGCAGTCCACTGGGTGGCATACAGGTTGAGCTTCGGATCCTCCACCGCGCGCGCTGGAATCTTGCCCAGGAGGACCAGGAGGTCGATCACGCGGCGCCGCACTGGCATGCAGACCATGGGGATCAGCGTCAACCAGCGGTAATTCTCGATGGTATTGCGGAAGCCCAGCATGCCACCGCGCCACGAGGAGAAGTTGACCTTCGACATGTCGCCGGTGCCGAGCTCGTAGGGAACACCGAGGCCTGCCATGATCCCTTCAAGTTCGGTGGTCTTGTAATCGCGGTAGCCGCCTGCCGCTTGCGGGGTGTTGAACTTCACATCCTCACCAGGCTTGAGGTAGGACACCATGCCGGGCTGGAAGCTCTCCACTGGATGACTCGTAAGCGGATCGGTTCCCTTGTATCCCATCCACGATCCCTCGATGCCCTCCGCCTGCGTAATCATCGCCACCATGCAGGCTTCGATCTTCTTGCGAACCCGTTCCGCATCGCAGTAATCGTCCAGGTCGCGGAGCGCCAGCATGACCGGCGCCAGCCAGGGCACGCCACGCACCTGGCCTGGCCGGAGCACGCGATAGGCGTGCAGGATTTGGCTGGCCGGCACCGGCTGGCTCACAATGCCGCCGCGCGGATTGAGAATCAGGACGCCGCCGGGATGATACGTGTAGATCCAGTACGCCACCCGGCGCCCCAATAGATCGAACTGCACGCCCTGCATGACGTGACCGTTGACCGTTCCCATCGTGCGGAATTGATCGAGGAAATCCGCCTCGAGCAACTGGAGTTGCAGCGGCACGCGCAAATTGTCTTCCGTGAGCCGCGGCCGGAACCGCAGGACAGCCTCGCCACTCTCAGCCATGGTCCGCATGACCAATGCCTGCATCCCGTAGAAGTCGAGACGTTGCGGCGTGTCGCACTGCTCGACGAAGTAAGCCCATTCGGTATCGATGGTCTTGTCAATTCCGGCGTCGCCCGTCTTTGCCTGCGGGACGATCCCGGTCCCGACCGCGTTTCCCGCCAACTCCTCGACCGCTTTAACCGCGTAGGGATTATTGCGGGTCAGTTCGCGGCTCCGGTTGCGAAGCCACACCAGCGATCCCATCAACTCGACGTTGGCGTCCGAGGATGGGGCGTACCAGCCATGAGTGCGGCGGCCGGCCGATGCTCCGTCATAGCTGAACCGTTGAGCGTGGCGGTCCATGTACTCCGAGACCAATTGCGCCCTCATGCGCTGTACGGTCATCGGTTGCGGCACGGACCAGTCGCGGCGCAGGACTGGCAGACGGGAGGCCGCGGGCAATACTTCGGGCGTGAGGGTGTCAGAAGTCATCGAATCGCTTCAATTTGAGGCCGGGTTCGACCACGAAGAAATCCAGGCTGTACTTGGCTCGGATGGGGTTAAGGGCTTCATCCAGGGCGCGGCGTTGATCCTCACCGAAATTGAAGTCCACCTCAATCACGTAGAGCTTCGAGGTTGAAGCCGGCCGTGGTTGCCGGATCAGCGCAAAGAGACTCTTGGGACTTTCGCCGAAGAGGCTTGCCAGTTTGCGGAAAAGATTCCTCATATTTTGTGGCCGTAACGTTCGTCAATAGCTGGCTTCCAATCGGCTCCCTTTACGCGCTCAATGGTTGGCCGAAGCGACTTCGGGAGGAAGACCTTACCGTAGTTCTTGCATTTCGGGTTGCGACAAGTGAACTCGGCGGTAGCCCTATCTATCACCCAAACACTGTCCCCGCAATCGCAACGAATGAAACTGGGATCAACGGTCATCTACCAATGCCCCCATCCCGGAAACCCCGGGCCACAGGGGCCATCCCCCCGCCTGGTTTGCCCCAAAGTGGACTTGCTCGCGTTGCTCCCGCCGTAGGTGCGAATCCCGTCCTCGATATCAGCCTTGGCGAGGCGAAGCTCTTGCATAGTCCTATACGTCACCTGGCGGCCATCGGGGAACCGCACGCTCAACACTGCGCTGCCGATTGCCGTGTTGATCGCGTCTAGGTTGGCCTGAAGTTGTGCGAGCGAAAGTGCCATGGGTTATCCCAGCCAGTTGGTCACGTCGAAGCGGCCGATATACCGCGGCTGCCGCTGTTGCTGCTGCTGTGCTTCCACCGGCTGTGGGGCGGTTTCGGCCGGCGGCGATGGCGCTGTCGCCTGTTGCTCCTGTGTCCGCAGGGCGGCGTAATCGGGGCCTTTCTTCTGTTGCGTTGACGCTGCCGCCGGCAACGTCTTCACATTCAGCAGACTCTCCAGATGCGCCCATTGCGCTTCCCCGAAGCGGTCAATTCCCAACACGAAGGCGCCGGCGCGCGCGTAGTTCGCACAATCGAGCGCTTCGTGTCTACGGTTCTCGATCGGCTCCCAGTGGTACTTCCGGACGCCGCCCTTTCGGACGCTCAGCCTGAATTCCTCGGAGGTCAACTGCCGGTAGAACTCTTCGGGGGCATCGATCGGGAAATGGACCCACCCCGCCGGGTACGGATCGCCGGGCGCCGGCCGCTCGCGGTTGAGTTGCGCATACAGCTCCTGCTTCGCCATCGAGACGTTGACCGGCCAGAGTTTGCAGCCGTGGGTGATCTTTCGGCCTCGGACTGTGAGATCCACCAGCCTGGGTGGGTCCACCAGCGCCCGGCCAGTGGGGCGGCCATCCACAGCCAGCACGCGCGAGGAGCCGTGCCGCTTGGAGAAGGCATAGACCTCGTTGCCGGCAAAACCGGAGTCGATGCACATGCGGACGATGCTCAACTCGGCACCGGAGGGATGGCGGTAAGTCTGCTGAAGCTTTGCCTCGAGTTGCTCCCACGCGCCCGGCTCAAAGGGCGATTGGTCGATGCGCCACCAATCCACGAGCCAGCGCTGGCGATTCCTGCCCCATCCCCAAACGTAGCCTTCGAGCCATGTCTTCTGGACATCCGCACCCGCCGTCAGGAATAACACGCCGTCGGGAACCTCACCGAGCGAGTAATCTTCTTTGCGGCCCATCAGCTTCTCGTAGTCCGGCGGAGCCTCCCCGGGCTCGCGCCAGGTCTCAGCCAGGGTGTTGTTGACGAAGACTCGCAACTTTTCTGGGTGACCCTGCGCTGGAATCCAGCCCTCATCGGCGTCAGTCACCACCTTGCCCCAGGCCCAGTCCGGGGAATAGAGCCGGGAGATTCGGAAGCCGGGATACTTGCCATCCGGGTTCGTCGCGCGCCACTCGCCAGCCCGCAGCATTTCCAGTTTGCGGTGATGGGGGATAAGCCCATGGCATCCTGCGCATTGGTATATAGCCGCTTCCGGCTCGATGTACTGGCCGTCGACGTCGCCCCATCGAACGCCAGAATCGGGAGACGGCCTCCACTCCAATGCCTGCATCTCTCCGCACAGCGGGCAGGGCACGAAGTAGAGCCGCTGGTCGGAGAGTTCGAACGCTGCGGCGATCCGGCTCCGGCCTTCGGAGGTCGGGGTTGAGCATTTGACGATTTTGCGATTCCAGAACTTCGAAGTGCGCGCGGCGGCCAGTGAAACCGGATCGCCATCGCGGGTGTCTTCGTAGCCATCGATCTCATCCAACAGCAGGTAGCGCACTGAGCGGCGGCGCAGACCGCGGGAGGATACCGTGCCGGTGAGCGCGATAGACCCGCCGTTGAAGCGCTTCTGCAGGATGGTGTTGCCCGCATCACGAGATTTCGCCTCGTGGACCTTGCCTCGCAGACACGGCAGGTCGCGCAGCATGGGTGCCACGCGCTCCGCAGAGAAAGCCTTGGCGTCGGCCTCGTTGGGCTGGACGATCAGGACCGGCCCCGGCTCGGCGTCGATCACGTAGCCGAGCAGGATCATCATGAGGAGCGTCTTCATCATCTGGGCGCCACACATCAAACACATAGTTTCCGCCGGGTTCGAAGGACCGAGGACGTCAAGCGGCTCGATCTGGTACGGGTACGGCACAAAATCCCCGGTCGTACCCGCGTAGTCCGAACTGAGCACGAACTTCTTTCGCGCCCATTCCGAAAGCAGCAGGATCGGCGGCGGAAGTAAGGCATCGGCAAGCGCATCACGCAGCCCTTGAAGCGGAGCGGATTCCATCACTCAGCACGGTTAGCATCGACCGCGCCTCCTCTTCGATCACGGGCAGCAGTTGCGATCTCCATTCGCTGGGTAAACGATTGATCACACGGGACGGCAACGCCATTACTCTGTCCCGAATCTCTGAGCCTATTGCGGTCCACTCGGCCTCCACTGCTTCGCGGTCAACCAAGCTACCTTCCAGCCGCCGCGCTTCGAGCGCCGCTTTCTTCGCCTTCGCGGTCTCATGTACCAGTTGCGCGTGGGCCAACGTACCTACGGCCGGGCCGGTGTCTGGAATCATGTCCGTCCCCATTCCACCCGATTTCACCCCACCAGGATCACCAGTGAATACCCCGTTTCGCGGCGGGTCGGTTGGTCGCCTGCCGACTGTCTGCGGCGGCGCTTCGCCACGCGCGGGGGACATTTGGCGGATGTCCAGATTCCGGCCCAGCGCCGCGCGCACCTTGTCCACGTCCCAGCGGCCGTCAGGCTCCCGGGTGATCTTGCCCTTGCGGCCAAGCTCGTTCACGCGCTGGCGGGAGATGCCGAAGGCGGCTGCGAGTTCGGGGGTGGAGACCGTCATGCGGCAACTTGCTTTCAACCCAGGTGCGCCATGGGGACTTTCCAGCCATGGTCGTTATGCCATGGAAACCCCTTTTTCAGGGTCCTAACTAGCCCTCCTTCGCAACAAATTCACCCGCGCCGGCGCCGGGCCCAGACAGGACCCGCGAATTCATGCGCCCTCCCTTGCCTTACCTTCCACGCTGCGCGACCCACCGAGCCAGTCGCTTCAAGGAGAAACGGGATTCGGACGCAGGGGCAACGGAGGCGTCTGCTGCGTCGGCCTCCGCCACCACCTCCGGAACGCGCGCCGCCGCCACTTCCTCAAACGTGCGCCCATCGCCGTCGAGCGTGGCCCGCTTCCCCGTAAGCTTCTGCCAGCGCTCAATGATCACGTCCACGAACGCGGGCGAGATCTCCATGGCGCAGCACGTCCGCCCCAACTGTTCCGCGGCAACGACTGCTGTGCCGCTGCCGGCGAAGGGTTCGTAGATGAGATCGCCCGGCACGGTGTGATACTGGATCGGCCGCGCGAAGATCTCGATCGGCTTCTGCGTCGGATGGACGCCCGTCACACCATCCTCGATCTTGCTTTCGATCTGCCACACAGACCGGGCATCCGCCGGCGGCCGGCGCGCGGGCTGCTTGCCTTTGATCCAGCCATAGAAGCATGGCTCGTGCTGCCACATGAAGTGCGAATAGGTCAGGACGGCGCGGCTCTTGAACCAGATGATCTGCTGATGGACCTGAAAGCCGCACGCCCGCATGGCGGACTCCAGATCCGACTGGCGCGCAGAAGCATGCCAGATGTACCAGGCGGCGTTCGGGAGGGCGGCTTGATTGATCGCTGTCTGGATGAACAGCTTGAAGAACTGAGGCGCGTTCTCGATTACGTCCCAGTATTGATCCGACCAGTTCTTGTCGCGCTCGTTCTTGGTGGCCTTGGGACCAGGGTGCTCGCCGCCCTTGTAGCTCACAGCGTAAGGCGGATCGGTGGCCACCAGCACTGCGCGCCTCGAGCCGCACAAGCGCTTGACGTCCACCACTGATGTCGAATCGCCGCACAAGAGGCGATGACGCCCGAGCAGCCACAGGTCTCCAGCGACGCTCACCGGGTTCTTGGGCGGTTCCGGCGCGGCGACATCGATCACTTCCTCGCGTTGCGTCGCCGCCGCGATTGCCGTGTCGATCTCTCGAACGTCGAATCCAGTCAGGCTCAAATCCAACTCCATACCCTTCAGATCGAGCAGCTCCGGTCCGAGGAGCGCTTCATCCCACGTCGTCTCATCGTGGCTCCGGTTGTCGAGCAGTCGGTATGCCCGGGCCTGCGCCGGCGTCAGATTCTCGGCGACGTGGACCGGCACCACATCGAGCCCGAGCTTTCTCGCCGCCAGGAGCCGCGTGTGCCCGACGATGATCACACCTTCGCGGTCCACTACGATGGGCTGGCGAAATCCGAACTCCTTGATGGAGGCAGCAACTTTGTCGACGGCCGCGGCAGAGATTTTGCGAGGATTTCGCGCGTAGGGAATCGGCCGGTCTATCGGCCAGAGCTCGACCTGGATTTTGTCCACTCCTGGGCAGCCGCAGGCCAGTCTGCTGGCGTCGCCCCAAAACGTTCGGTTGGCGTTCGCAAATCATTGATGCAATGGTGCTAATATTCCCGTGCCCCCTGGGGGCCGGGATGATGCCAGGTCAGTCTGGCGTTGTCCCTCGGCGGCCGGCCAGCTCGCAACTGGCCGGTCGCCGGTTTTTTTCGTGGCCGTCCCAGCCTACTTTCCGAAGATCCGCAGAATCATGTCCACCACCGCGACAATACATCCGGCCAGGGCGATAAAAAACGTCACGTTCAAATTGCTCTGGCTCGCTTTACCCTGCATTTCCGCGCGAGATTCCCGCAGTCCACGCAAGTCTGTTTCCACGCTTTTTGAATAGGCTTCGTGCTCCAACCGCGGAAACATTCGATCCCGTTCGGCGCGTTCATCCCTCAGGGCTCCCCGCATCTCATTTAGCCACGCCAAGTGCTTGTCCAGCGCCGCTTTGTCGCTTGCACGGACAACCTCCATCAGCTCGTGCTCGCGTTCGTGAGCCTTGAAGTTGGTGAGGACGAGCTTTTCGAGGTCGACCAACCTCGACTCCATGTGGTCCCGCAACGGGACTTCATCGGCTCCATCGCTCATCGTTCGCTCTCAGAATCCGAGAAGCCGGTCCGCGGGCCGGTTGTTGGCGTAGCTCTCGATCTCACGTCGGAGCGCCTCCCGCCCCGGCCCGTTGAGGCGGATAGAACCAGCGGCTTCGGCAGGCGCCGACACGATGGCCGCCCTGGGTCGCTCCGTTCCTTCGTGGGCGCCGCGCTCGCGGGCCAGCCAGCGCGCACCACTGGTCGAAGCCTTCACGCCGCGCGCCTGGGGGAAAGGATCGGCGCTGGAATCCGATCAGGGTTGAATCGATCCTTGGGAAAACGCTCGTTGTCAGGCCAGCGCTCGAACCTGCCACCAGCCCCCTCGCGCTTCAGTATTGTGGGATGGTTTTCCATCGCCTCCTGGTAGGTGTACTTCAGGCTTTCCCGGCTATACCGAGACTCGCGATAGATCCGTTCCACCTGCTGAGAGATGGCCTTGTTGACCCGGAGCCGCTTGATGCGGTTCCGCGATCCGATTCCGATCACGCCCTCCTTCGCAATGAGCGCGAGCAGTTGAATCCGATCCATCCGAAGCATTATCCGGTCGCCCTTCTCGGCTAAAATCTCGACCGGAAAGACCATCGTCGGAAAATAGGCTGTGAGCCGTTTGGCTGAGATTATCACGGTAGTCTATCGTCTTTGCGCCTTTGCGCGAGTTGCACGGACGGCAGAGCGGCTGAATGTTCGAGATGAAGTTCGATCCGCCATGAAGTAGTGGAACCACATGGTCTTTGGTTAGTGTGCCTTCGATTGCCGTGGCATCCACGCCGCAACACACACAACGAAATCCGAACCGCTTCAGGCAATCCAACCACTCCTTGAGCGTGTGTGACCCCTCGGCGTGAAGTTCCCGCAGGCGCCGAAGATCCTTGTTTCGCGCGGACTCAATCGCGGCTTCCTTGTGCCGGCAGTATACGCAGCGGTGGTCAACGCCGTCCGCAAAGGTTGCTCGTTTCGCAAATTGGCTCCGGCTCAACTCGCGGCGGCAGCCGTCGCAGAATTTCTTTTTGTAGTCGCGCAACAGCGCGGAAGCGACTCGCAGGTCGAACCCCGCCAAGGCGCTTGATTGTGCGATGAAATCGGCGCCCCGGAGTATTCGCACCGCGCGCAGCTTCCCATTCTGAACGATCCCAGAAAACAGCCCCTCTCCGGAGAGCCTAGACAAAAATCCGATTGGGCTGTGACCGCACGCCTGGCCATTCACGTTCTTAAGGCGCACGCGACCGCCGCGAAGCTGGAAAGGTGTGAGGTAGAGAGCGATATCGGATTCTGGGACTTCCAGAGATGGCTGTGGCGTCGATGGGCTCATATCTTGCCAGCGTTCCCGTTGAGTGGCGGGGCTATTTGGTCCGCGTCCTGCCGGCGGACCCGCTGGTTTAAATCTTCAAATCGCGCAGTTCAAAACTGCACAGTTTACGCCAATAGTTTGAAACAAATCGATCTGATTGTCAAACACGGAACAACAGCGAGCTTTGTGACCTCAGCCACGCGCCCTCCTGGTCCTCGGGTACCAGCGCATGGTCCAGCGGGGTGCCGTCACTTCGTTCGCCGACACGCGATGGCATTGGAGCGTGAACCGCTCGCAGGATGACGGCCGCCGTCGCTGGATCTTGCGCACGCCCAGCACCAGGTATCCGCTGCCGGGCCCATGCTTGCCGACCGTCAGGACGTAATCGCCGCGCTTCGGCGCGCCGGCGCCGGGGGCGAGGTCGATGAAGATGCGGCACTCCAGCGCTCGCGCTCGCTCAGACATGGACTACCTTGAGCGCCGCCACCATCTGGTCGATGGCGTCGCGCAGTGAATGCGCCTCGTAGTCGCGGTCAAGCCCCGAGACGCGCCACACTCCGCCGCATGTCAACTCGATATCGGCGCACTGGCTCTCGACGGCATCGAGGCGCGCGGTGTCTGGCCCTGGCTCGCCCCCGACTGCCGCCTTGCACAACGAGACGATTCGCTCGTCGGTGGCGAGCCGCCCGATGACCCTGAGGAAACTCAGGGCACTGTCGCGCTCCTTGCGGAGGCGGGTCGCGTCGGCCTGGGCCTCCTCGAAGAGGTGCTGGTACTTGCGCTCACTGATGGGCATGGGGAGCCTCCGGCCATTTCCAATGGATGACGTGCCCCCGGAACGGAAGCCGGCCGGCCCAGAAGTCCATCATTTCCGCGAAGGCCTGGTCTCGGCCGCGGTTGCGAAAACCGTCCCGCCAGGCGAGCGCGTTGCACTCGTCCATGTCGAGCCGAACGCCATCGATGGTCACCTCGACCTCGGTCCAGTGGTATTCCTGGGGTGCGTCGATTTCAATCTCCTCGACCTTGACGCACGGCCAACGGCCAAGCAGCCGCATGATCTTCTGTCGCGGGTCCACGTAGCAGTGGCACATTTGGCCGACGCGCGGCGGGATCTTTCGGATCGCCCGGATCGTGTGGGTCTTCGAACCATCCTCGACGTAGGGGGCGAAGCGGCGCTTGAAGCCGAGGAGCATCCTACAGAACCTCCTCGAGACCCAGCCGGCCGAACGCAGCGACCTTCTCGGGATAGCCGGATCCGACCGGGTTGTAGCGCTTCAGAAACTCGACCACGGTGCGCCCCTGGCCGCGCACGATCTGCCGGCGCAGCGCGCGCTCGCCGTCCACCAGCCGCCAGAAGACCGCGTAGCCACCCGGACCGCGGCGAGCTCCGAGCTGGCCAGCGAACTTCAGGCAACCAGGGTTGCGCAGCGCCGCACAGTTCTCGACGCGAGCCAGGGCGTCGAAGAGCCGCTCCTGAACGGATGGGCAGCGCGGCGCCAGTCTCTGCGCAAAAGGGGCATGCAGGCAGGTAGCCGACAGCGCGAGGAGTAGAACACGGGAATGCTGCTTCACTGGATCGTCTCCTTCCCACCCTTCGGAGGCTTCGTCAGGAATACCATCTCGGCGGCCTTTCCTTTCTCGGGTGCGAGATCTCGAATCCAGATGGCTCCAGTGTCCTTGAATCCGCAGGCCTGGCAGTCGGTCATATAGCCGCCCCGAAATTCGCCCACTTCGCGCGTCGGCCCCGCCGCGGCACCGCACTTCGGGCAATACTGCTGCTTCCCTATTTCCGCAAAGTGATCGAGTGGTGCCGGGGCGGGCCAATAGGATGCCGGCGGCAGTCCGGATTCGCGCGCTCTGGCCCGCGGAGATTCGCCCATGCGGTACGGGTTCATACCGCTCTTCTGGATCTTGACCGGCAGCTTCCAATGGCGCACCACTTCCGTCCACTCGACCTCATCAATGTTCAGGTCGCTGTGCACCAGGAGTCCGCAGCGGATAAAGGCCTCGCGTATCGCCGGGTTCAGGAGCAGCTCCGGACCTGAGTCGTCGATCTGCATGTTGATCGGGTATGTGTTGTACAAAAACTGCGTCATCACGCAGTTGGCGCAGACTCCCTTCGCCTCTTTAGCAAGGCGGAAAGGATGGGCGTCTTCATGACGGCTGGACTCAGGTGCGAGCGTGATGAGCTTTCCACAGCGCTCGCACTTCGCCATCGGTTTCGTGAAGTCAATCATTCCGCTGGGCATGCGGCTCCTTTCTCCGGTCCCAGTAAAAGCGGGGAGTGCCCCGCGTTTCGGATCTCCCTGGTGTCGGAGAGGTCTACGGTCACCCCACGCCATTTCTTCGGCGCACACTTGGAGCAGAGTCGCAGGGTTTCGAGAATCGGTCCACTTATCGGAATCACCTGGCTGCTTGGGCAATGGTTGTCCGTGCGCGGGTTCAGGTACGTGCAGTCGCGATCCAGGTGCGCCAAGCCGATATGGATTCCATTGCCGTGCCCCCTGTACATGGCAATGGGAGTCACCCTTACGTAGCAGACACCCTGCCTCGCTGCGGAAACGGAGTTTTCTCGGGTACGCTTCACCAGGTCATTTGCCACGGAGCACCTCCGGCAATTCGCGCATGCGCAGCAAGGGCGGCAGGCTCTTCAGCATCGATCCCTTTCGGTCGCTCTTGAGGAACATGGCTCCGCGCATCTTTCCGAGGGAATCCACGGGGTTGGCGCCGAACTGTTTCATCCAGAACTTGATGCCGTGTTGCTGGCACCAATCGAGAGACACGTACGCCCAGTTGTCCACGAATGGCCGAGCGTTTGCGCCCGACTCGCCGCCGACGACGAGTAGCTTGATGAACTCCCATCCCTGCCAGTTCACCGGGCCGATGGCTGGCTCATGCCAGACGTGGGTACTCCAACCCGTTGCGGCAAGCTCTGCCATCGCGTTCCGCTGGCGGTCTGCCTCGGATTGGTTCATCACAGAGCAACCGATGGTGATCCCGTCCGGAGGATGCCAGTGTCCATCCCCATAGATCCGGTTCATGGCAAACGTGAACTGCTGGCGCAACTCGACTGGCATTTTGGTGAGGAACATAATCCGGTGTCCGTTCCTGAGCGCAGAACAGGCCACACGAAGAATCTTCTCCATATCGTCGGTCCCTAACCGCCCAATGTCCCCATGAAAGCCAGTGGCGATCAGGGCCGACTTGCGCCACTTCAGGGGATCGGAGAGGTGCGCTTCGTCCAGGACCGTTTCGCCAGACCAACGCTTTCCATCTGGAGTCAGCGCGATCTTAAAAAACTCTGACCGCCCTGGGGAAGTGGAGCGCTGGCACTCCACGATGCGCGCCACCGTCTTGCGTGCCCAGCAGCGCGGGGCGCATGGCATGCGCGGATCGCACCCCACCACCACCTGCCAAGCCTTGTCGGCGAGTCCGTAGATCGCCTTACCCACGCTTCACCTCCGGCTCCACGTCGTATTCGAAGGGCTGGTGCTTGCGCGCTGGCTTCAGGAGCGCCTCAGCTTGGCAGTGCGCGCAACCGGCGCCGTCGCAGTGGCAACCTGGCCCAGCGGCCAGCAGGGCTTTGACGGCATCGGCGAGCCGGCCGATGGTGCCGAGCAGCCCACGGATGCGCTCCTGATATTCTGCGGGCGTGGGCGCAGCCGACGCCCGCTCCCAGGTCTCGCGCATGTTGTCGCGCTCGCGCTCTGCCCGCCGGCGGCGCTCCAGCTCGAGGTTGTTGGCATCCAAGAGCGCGCTCTCGCGGGCGCGAAGCCGGTCCACTTCAGCGGTGAGCTTCTGAATCCTGGCCATGTAGTCGCAGGCTTCCTGCGCTTGCTGCTGGTTCCACGCGGTGAGGCGGCCGATCTCCGCCTCCAGATTCGTCTGAGCGTCGGAAATTATTCGTGTGACTACGGGCGCTACCCCGTCGTGGAAATCGCGCACCGCGCATGGATCGTTGAGTATTGCCACGCGGCATGTGCCCAACTGCCTGACGATGCGGGTGCGGATCTCTTCTACCCGATCGGCGACTTGGGAGTGGTCAAGCAGCATGGCTCCTCGCTTTCAGCTTGTTCTTCGCCCGGTGGGCGTCGCGGCAGATTCGGCAATATCTCAGGCCGCGATAGACGTAGGTGTTCTCGGCGTCATAGGGATGGCCCTGTGGACAGCGGATAGCGGCGGCGTGGCGCGCCGTGATCGTGTCACCGCGGAGTAGATTGACTCGGCGCGTCACGGGCTCCTGATGATCCGGATTGACACACGCCCGAAGCCGACAGGTATGGTCAAGATCGAGTTTTGCATCGACTGGCCCGTGGATCTGCTCGTAGAGCCAACGGTGGGCCTGAAACTGTTGTTTTCCAACACGGAACCGACCGTACCGGTTCTTCTTGTGAATCTTACCCGTCCACAGCCAGCAACCGCCGGGCACTTTCACAACTCGGGACATGAAACGCGCCATGTGATCTGCGAGGGTTTTCATTCGAATAGCACCTCACTGGCGCGCACTTCTCCGCGCCCGACGCTCTTTACGAGTTGGCGCGCCTTGAGGCGCTGAATGTAAGTGTCCCGGCTGGACCGCTTGTATTCGGTGTGCTGGTCAATCGATTCACGGTCCACCGCACGCGGGAATGCGGAGACCAGGACCTCCAGGATGGCGCGCTCCCCTTCGGGCAGGCGCTGGAGCCAGTAGCGCGGCGCCGCGGCGCGCTGGCCGGCCTTGGGATGCGTCGTCTCCACCGGCCCGACCTTTACAAGCGTGACAACGTCCGATACCGCCGGCCCAAAGGCGAAGAACTCGCCAGGCCTCAGAGTCCGCAACGAGTTCTGTTGCTCCCGCGTGGAGAAGCCGAGCTCGTCGGAGGCGCGCTTCATGTCGACGTCGAGCGCGGACCGGCCGATCAGCTTGTTGTTCGCTTCGGCCGCGGCGTCCTTGTGCAGCTTCGAAATGCGCTGGGTGGCCAGTATCCCGCAGAATCCCCGTTTGCGCCCGCGCGTCATCAGATCGATTACAGACGCCGCGCTCTCAGCCTCGCCAACCTGTGGCGCGAATACGTGCGCTTCATCCACTACCACCAGGACCGGATGCCAGAGGTCGCGGGGCGCGTTTATGAGCGACTCGAGGAACAGTCGGACGAACCGGATCCGGTCATGAGCCTGAAGCTCGTAGATCCCCATGATCGTCGAGGCGCCCAATTCCAGGAGCCGCCGCGCCAGCAGCGGCGCGCTGCGCACGTCCGCAGGGCAGTCGCCTCCGTGGCGGCCGGCCAGCACGTAGTCGTACTTCTCGCGCAGGGTGTGAAACTCGTCTTCAACGTCGATCACGAGTTGCTGGATCTTGCCATGGGTCTGCTCCAGGATTCGGCGCAACGCCCAGCTCTTGCCGGCGCCGCTGTTTGCTTGCACAAGCATGCGGCTCTCCACGAGCCGGTCCAGTTGAATACGAACGTCGCGGCCGGAGTTATCGGTTCCGATGATCATCCGCGTTGCCTCATCAACGCCAGCTCCACTTGCGGCTCTCGATGCCGGCAGGCGCCGTCTTCTCCGCAAATCAGACATGGGCGCGCATAGGCCAATTCCAAGAGTCGCGCCGTGGCTCCCGGCTCCTGGCGCATCGTGCGAGGTCCCGGTTCCTGCACACTCGCTGTCGATGAAATCTGCTTGTTACGCATCGCCCCGGCATATCGGTCCAGCGCCTTGCGCTTGGCCACGTTGCCGTTATCGGCCTCGAGCGCGGCATTCAACTCCACTATCCGTTGGCAATCAATCGGCGGGATCGGGAGCATCCGGACTGGCATCAATCTTCCTTCCTCAGTACCGATGTGAACCAGCCGTACGATTTTTTGGGGCTCGCCCTACGTGATTTCCAGAGTTGTCCGAGTTTGGCTGTAAAGAAATCCAGATCGCCCTCTATCGCTTTCAGAATTTCGGCACAAATCTTTTCATCAGCAGGTTGCCATCCGAGGTGGCACAGTTCGTTCACGTAGTAGGTCAGTTCGCGCGAGATGAAACAGAGTTTGTCGATCTCTGGTATTTCTTCTGGTTCTATCGCGGCGGGCGGCGGCGAATCGAGCGGCGGCGGCGAGCTTACGGAGGCCGCGGACTGTTCGGGTTCTTCCGATGAACGAGACTGCTGCGCCGGCGGCGGCGACTCTTTCGCTTCGTCCGCTCGCTTTATATTCGTCCGCTTAGTACGCTTCGCTTCGTCCGATAGGCTTACCCCATTGGTTTCTATGCCATTGAAACCGTGTCCGTTAACCGGTCCTTTATTGCGACCGCCACGCATTCCATTGGTATGTTGTGTCGAAAGATAACGAAAAAAACTGGTACGCCATGCTCTCGCGGGCGCAAAAAACAGGATTTTTTTGTCCTTCTTGTCGGTCTGAAAGTGATGCTCGATGAGAGGCCAAACTCGCCGCATCTGCTCGTCGGTGCACTCCACTTTTCGGGCCATCAACTCCAGGTCCTTTGGGATGCCGCCAGCGACGTAACATTGGTCGAGGAGCTCGCGGAAAATATATCGTCCTTCCGGCGAAAGAACGGATCGCGTGGTAGAGGTAAGCCACCGGATCACGCTCCACTCGTAGTAATTTATGTCAACCGTTCGCGGTCGTCTCATCGACCTCCTCGTAGCCCAGCCAGCAGATCCAACTGGCCGACAGCCGTCTCGCCGGTGTGCAGCCAAGAGAAATGCCGGTCATATAATTGCTCAAACCATTCGAAGCTATCAACCACCCAAACGATGCCTCCGCGCAGGCGCTCTCGTGCGTGCCATTCCGGCTGTCCATCGCGGAGTTTGCCGCCTGGCCGCTTGAACTCAATCCAAAGTGCCAGGCACGCGCAAGCCGGCTGGCAATCAAGGTAGTGGAGGAACACGTAATCCGGCATGCCAGCTTCGCCAGTCTGGAACGATCCCGGCAACACCATCCGCTGCATCCGCACCGGGCGCCAGCCACGGAACGCGAGGAAGTCCCGGACCTGTTGGGTAACCTGCCTCTCTAGCAACTCGCCGGCGGAGAGCTTCCTACCCGACTTGGTGACCGCGGAGATACGCATTCAGTCGTCCCTTAGCAGCCACGCCTTCGCTGCCGCGTACGCCTCTTCGAAGCCTTCGCCCAGCCGGCGCCACAATGCCTTCTGCATCGCCGTAGGAAGCGCCATGTAGCAATCCGTGCAGAGGGCTTGCTTCACCTTCTTCCGGTGGTGGCATAGGCACCGGTCGGACTTCAGGACCTCCAAGGCCGCGCCCATGGTGATCGAGGCCATCAGGCCACCGCCCCCAGCACGGTCCAGTGGCGAGCACAACGCGTGGCGCCTGGCCCGCGCTCGCACCGGTGCAGTTCGCAGGACAAGGCACCGCAATTGGTGTCCCTGAGAACCTGGACTGGCGAGCGCGCGAAGACCTCGCGGGTGATCTCCTTCCCGTTGGCCTTACGGAGAGTGACCGTCATGCGGGCGCGGATGTAGTGGTAAGCCGCCCTGAAAGACCCATCTATAGGGAGTGGAAGCGGGCTCCGGCCACAATAAGGCTTGCCACCGTTGACATCCCGGTCAACAATCCAATCCATATACCAAGCCTCCAGGCTCACCACCGTGGCCGCCGGGTGCCCGGTCTTGTCCGCAATCCGCTTCACCTTGTCGCCCACCACCAGCCGGTAGTACGTCGAGCGCACAAAGTCCCGGACGACCCAATCGCAGGCCATCAGATCTTCGGTGGCAGGGCAGAAGGCGCAGGTCATTTGGCGAGCGCCTCCCTGATCTCAACGTGGGTGTGGTGAGTCCTCGGCGTCTCGAAGGTGGCGGCCGCTTTTCCTAACCGAATAGGAAATCCGGGTTGTCTATTGTAATAGAAAGCCGGAAGCTCCCTCCCGAGGCTGGCGTCGAGCTGCTGCCGGCGCTTCGCCGCGCGCTCGGCTTGGCGTTCAGTGAAGCCGAGCAAGTGCGCTTGAACGGCTTCGGAGATCTGGCGGCGGCCCATGCCTATTCCTCTTCGAACTCCCCACGTTCGTTCAGCCGGTACCAAACGCCGGCCTTCAGTTTGCCGTCTGTCCCGTCTCCACACCCAACCTCACGGCAACGCATCTCTGCACGTTGCGCGGCATCGTTCCACCAAGCGAGAGCAACGCAGCCCCACTCACCAGCTTTGGCCCGCGATCTGAGCCCGGCACAGACAGCGGGGCTGCAAGCCCCGGAAGAAGCGGCGCTCGACCTGTCGCCGGAAGAAGCGGCGCTCGAACTGTAGCCGGAAGAAGCGGCGCTCGACCTGTCGCCGGAAGAAGCGGCGCTCGAACTGTAGCCGGAAGAAGCGGCGCTCGAACTGTAGCCGGAAGAAGCGGCGCTCGACCTGTCGCCGGAAGAAGCGGCGCTCGACCTGTAGCCGGAAGAAGCGGCGCTCGAACTGTCGCCGGAAGAAGCGGCGCTCGACCTGTCGCCGGAAGAAGCGGCGCTCCCTTCGGCGTTGTGAACGATCCACGCCATCTGGCCGGCGAGAATGAAGTTGGTAGCCTTTTGCCAATCGCCTGGCTTAGTCACGCATCGGATCGTGGCTTTGCGGGTCTTTTCTTTATCGCCGTCGATGGTGACGTGTACGACGTCCTTCGGGGCGCAGCCAAGCACCAGCCAGATGCCTTCCCAAATGGGAGCTTTTCCGCCTCCGATGCCGATCCCCCATGCCCACCCGTGCAAGCCCCCGCCGCAACGGCTGGCCGGATCCCAATCGGGTGCAGTAACTTCGGCCCCTATCTCAAGCGGGTACTTGAAGCCACCGTAAGAGGTGCCATCGGCGTTGACGCACTTGAGGAGTAACACCTCTGCGCCAGTGTGTGTCCACTGCCATGATGGAATCTTCTTGGGCATGTTTGTTCACCTTCCGCCTATTGCACCGGCTCCGGCCCGGTCGCCTTCCGCCGCTGATGCGTGCCACCATCCGCTTCTCGCGCGCTGGCCAGCGGCGGTTCCTTGGCTTTCGCCGGTGCCTTCTTGGTGCACGGCTGGCCGCTCGCGTGGACCGTGTCGTCGCCCTTCATGAATGGCACGCTATTGGCGCAATCCACGCAGTTCTTCTCGCCGTCCCTGTCGTCCAGCGGCAGATTCTGCTGGTCGGTGTAGGTGATCTTCAGAGCGCCGGCAGATTTGGTGGACGTCCCCACCAAGCGCATGTAGTTCTCGATGCGCGCGATTGCGCCCGGCTCAAGGACGCGCGCGATGAACCGGAGCTCGGTTCTTGTGGACTCGCCATCCTCGCCCTGGATGCGGAACAACTGGAAGTCGGAGATGTCCGAGCACTCCATCTGGATTTCGTGTTGGCGCAGTTCCTTCTGGTTCGGCGTCAGGATCAGGCTGCGCGCGGTCAGTTCCCCGGTCAGCTTCGTGCTCTCAAAGCAATCCGGAATGGGCTCCCACTCCATGGCCTCGAGGACCGGCTTGCTCATCTCGCTCGTGAAGTGGATGCGCGCAAAACAGCCAGCTTCTTCCTTCTGTCTCAAATCGGCGTAGCGAATGAACGCGCACCGAAACGTGATGGTACTCATGCGTTTGTGTCTCCCTCTGAAATTCGTAGTTGGCCGGCGATCTCGGCGAGGTCGTGTCGATTCAACAGCACCGATATCCGGACAAGTTCATTTACTGCTTGGCGGCGGAACGGCCGCGCGGCGGCAACGCGGTCTTCGACAGATTCAGCCAGCCAGAAACCCGCATTCTTTCCCCGGCTGGACCCGATAGGATTCCTGTGGACTAAGATCAGGCGGTTGATGCTGTCAAGCACGGCGCGCCGCCGGAGTCCCGTGCGCACGCAGATGATGGACAGCGCCACTGGCCTCGCGCGGCGGTGGGCCTGGATAACACCGAGCACGCGGGCATCGGCGTCCGTCAAACGAGAGTCGAAGAGAGGAAGCGCGTTCACCGGCAGATCCTCCCATCGGTCACCTCGCGGTTCATTAGCCTATGGGTGTGACTCAGTGAAACGCCAAAGGCTTTCCCTGTCTGGCTTAGAGAGTGGCATTGCGCGCGGAATTCTTTCATTGCGGAGATAGTATCGCCGGAAATCACTGGCTTTCCGCGCCAAAACGATGGTCTCCATAGCCGTATCTTGGCGATGTGTTCCGCTGTGAGCGTTTGCCCCTTTTTGCGCCTACTGATCGCCAGGCAGTGTTGAGGAGAAAAGATTCGCCCTTTTAGTTTTGCGCTCTTCTTCGCACGGGCTTCCGGCGTGTTCATATGGGCTGTACCGCGCCGTTTGGCTATCATGCTCATCTTTTTCCTGGTTACCGCCGTTCTTGGGTATCTGAGCTTTTCTCGCGCCTCGCCTACAGGAACCCCGCCCAGGCCTCCTTTCGTGCTGTTGTAGCCGTTGCGTGAATCTGTTGAATCAAGAAGGATGATCCATATTCGTTCGAGGTTGTCCAGTTCAGTCTCAGGAATATCCGCGGCAAGCAGAGCGACTTCAAAAGCCTCAACGCCATATTTCCGTATCGCCCTCGACAGAATGTGGCAACGTCGCCGCGTGACTGCATCGCAAACATGCTGTTTCCAGCGAAGGTCCACAGGTCCGACCGTCCGGCCAACGTATACCTTGTCATTGGTCGTATTGCGAATCAGGTAGACCGCTCCTGGCTTCATCTGCATATGCGACCCTCTGTGATGATGTCGAGGAACCAAAACTTCTCGACCTTCTTCAGATCGATTTCGTCAGGGCACCGAAAGATGAAATCGCGGACGTCGTCACGCCGAATCCACCAGGCGTTTCCGCCCTGCTGTGGTGTTCGGTCCTGCTCTCGGCGCTCCGCTTTGAGGGCGCCAGATGCGATCCAGCGGGTGACCTTGTGGTCGTCGATGCCGAAGGCCTCAGCCAGTTGGCGGCCGGAGTATCCATCGAGCGTCTGCTTGATCCGCTCGCGCTTCATCTTGAGATGCACGGCCGTAGGAGTTCTGTGGAACCCGGCATTCCGCAGTGCGACCACCATGTACCTGTCGCTGTGGTGCGCATTGGAGTGCAGAATCCGTTCCTCATCAGAGGTCCATGGTTCGTTCTCAGATGCGCGCGAAAGCCCCAGCTTCTGGGCCCGCTTCTTGACTGCCCAATGCGGCCAACCGATCCGCGCGGCGCAGGTCTTGATCGCCCGCCGGCTGTTGAACTCCCAGAAGCGCTCGTAGGCTTGGCGGATTAGTTCGTCCGTTGCCAGCGTGGGCACATACTTGGCTGGCTTGCCGCGATGCCGTGGCCGGCAGACATCGCACCAACGCGCCCACGGCCGCACGAGCGGAGTGCCGCAATCGCCACAGAAATGGAGAGCTGCCATGGGCGGAGCCGCCGTGCTCAAGCTCTGCGCTAGGCTACTCACTGGCAGCCTCCGCGAAGCTCGGCGTCGGACGTGCGGTGGAAAAGGTTCCCCTGCGGCTTCAGGCAGTATGGACTGAACCAGATCACCTCGCGCCGCGGCGCCTTGTTGCTGTATCCCCAGGGAGCGCGCCAGTGGTCTTCCGTCCATGCCGCCGGCATCTGATGCTCATCCTCCAAGCCACAGAGCGCAATACGAAGTCGGGGATTGTTTCCGTTCTTAATTGCCCATGCCCGGACTTCCGCCGCCACGTCATCCTCGATTGAATAGAGCCGGTTGTCGCGGATCGCGTGGGAGTAGGGATGGTCCAGGAGCACTCCAGTGAGTTGGCCGCCGCCGAGCTTCCATGTGCAACTCGGGGTGACGATGCGGGACCAGTCGCCGCAGCAGACGCGCACGCGCCTGAGGCGCGACGCGAGAGCCTCCATCCATTCTGTGATGGCGGAATTCTGGGCGCCGCGCTGGTTGCTGCGGGTCATGATCGGAAGCTTTCGATGAACGCCGGTCGACCCGTTGCCACTCAGGTTCGGGCGCTTCGCATGGATTCCATTGCCCGCATCTCTGATGTGCGGACGGTGCTGCCAGTCGGGATTCTCGGATGCTCGCCGGCGCCGCGGCGCTTTTACGTTGCAGACGCCTCGAGCGCCGCGATTCAGCACGGGGCGCTTGTTCTTGCCGTCGAGGTTCCCGGCCCAGGCCGACGCGGAATGGACTCCCATTTCGCCGTTGAGGTGAATGCTGGCGTTCAGCCCGCGGGGCGCCCGGCCGCCTTGGCCCCTCCCGACCCACTCGGGCCGAGAGCACCAGCCGGCACCGATCCATTGTGAGATGCCCCACACCCACCAGCCCGCGATCTTGGCGTCGTAGAACTCCGCATCCGCCAGCATCTTCTCGCGGAAGTTCGGCTGTTCGCAGAGCCAATGATGTCTCGCCTGCAGGTCCGCCTCATTCACTGGCCAATCTGCGTATTCAGCCACCTGGTCCGGCGCGGCCGTCACCGACCGCCAGAAATTGCTCAAGTAGACGTCCCTGTCATTGACCGTTTCAATCCGCGGCTCGTGTGGCCGCGCCAGCAGCACAGCCAGGCTGCCGGCGAAGGGTTCAATGTAATTGCCCACATCGCCCAGGCGGCTCCAGACCAGCTCCGCCGCGCGTGATTTACCGCCGAAACCAAGGAAAGGGTGCTTTCAACACGCTTCCACCTCCCTCGCCGAGCTGCGGCGGTATCGCTCGTTGTCCCTGATTCGGCAACACTCTCTGCAGAAACGTTCCCTCTTATGTCCGCGCTTTCGCACGTAAGTGTTCTCAGGGGTAAATGCATGCCCTCGAAGACAATGTGTTTGCCGCGCGTGTTTGGCGGATTGTGACTCTCCACGCCTGATGTTTTCCAGCGTAGTAACTGGCTCAGCGTGATCCGGATTTACGCACCAGCGGTTTCGGCAAAGGTGGTCTGGCTCAAGCCCTTCCGGGATTGGGCCCACAAGAATCGTGCGAACGACCCTATGCGCTCGCTGCAGCCTTCCCTGGTACTGGACAATTCCGTAGCCGTTCGTTTTTGCCGCCGTCCAAGGCCAGCATGGAGTTCTGTATCCCGCCATGATAGGAGCGCCGATTTTAGACGCCACTTTTGGAGGCAACAAGCCAAACCAGGGAAAGGGAGCCTTGAGTGTCATGCCGGTAGCCTCACACTCAGGGCCACGGCAACGGGCCGCACCCAGATCGCCTTGTCGGACAGCAGGAACGATTCGCCAGACCAGGAGAGGAGTAAAGTCTCGCCCATCAGATCCGCGATGGCCTGAGCGGCCCGCGACGGCACCGCGTTCCCAATGCGCTCGCGTTTGGCACTGTCGGAAGTCCCATCGAGATCGAATACCTCATCGGGATCAATCAGACTCTGCAGCGCCGCCAATTCGAGCGTGGTGAACGGACGGTGCCAGGTCCCGTCCAGGGCGCGGATAAGGGCCACGAGCTTGTCGCTCTGCGCTGGTATGGAATCGATTCGCGGGTCCGCTACGTTCCAGCGGCCGTTGTCATGGCCAGCAGCGGCCGAGACGGCGCCACAGTGCGCGTCCCAGGGAACCACGCCGTAGTGACCGGCGGTCAGGTAGTCGTCGCCCTTCTCGCGTTGCAGGTTGAGCCTGGGGTCGGCTACAGCAAAGCAGCCGTGGCCCGTGGTGCTCTGGGCGATGACGGTGTTGGCCGGCGCGTTGAACGGGGTCACGCGATACTTACCTGTTCCGCCGAAGGCACCGGGTGCACGAGGATCGGAGACTGCATACGCGCCTGAGTCGTCGCCGCCGATGACCGTACCCGCTCTCTCATCCCACCTGGTCACCGCATACTTGCCGAATGTCGGACCGCTTGGGGGCCGTGGATCTGCGACCGATAAGGCAGCTCCAGCGACGTGACTCGCCCCCGTGACCGATCCTGATGCGGAATCCCACCGGATAATTCGGTAGATGCCGTTCTGGCGGAGCGGACTTTCCGGCATGCGAGGATCAGCCACCGAAAACGAGCCGGCGCCGGGAGCAGCTTTTCCAGTTACGGTCTCCGCAGGTTGCTCCCACTTGCGTACGCCGTAAGTGTGGTAGTCGTTACCAGCAAAGCGCGGGTCCGCGACGGCGAACGCCCCCGTGGTCGGATCAGCTCTTCCTGTGACTGTGCAACATGGCCGTTCCCAGGGCGTTACTCCAAGGACTCCGGCGTACCAGTTCGCAGGAACGATCAAATAATCGGCGAGCTTTCCGTCGACCACGCGCAGCTTGTTGAGCGACCGCCAGTCTGAGCCGGCCTCCACAAACGCCAGGCGCACCCACGTCTTCCATTGAAGGTTTGGAAGTAAGTGCATCGGACCGCCAACGGGATCTCCGGGCAGCGGCATCCGCCCGAGGATTTCTCCTACGGCGCGCAGCGCACGCCTCGGTGGCTGGTATAGGAAGGCTGGCACCTTCGTCGCGTGCCGCGCCACCAGCAGGAATCGCTTGCGCGACTGCGCCAGTCCGCCGATCTCCCCGCAGTCGTGAGTCGTCTCTGCAACGGCGTAGCCGTAAGCGCGGAGCAGCTCGCCGATGCGGTCCAGGAGCGCCCGGCCCCGCGTGGCTATCCGCGGCACGTTCTCGAAGATGATGAGTTCCGGTGGATCATCGGACCAGGCCTCGAGCGTCAACCAAATGCCGCGTAACGCGAGCCTGTTGAGCGCCTGGTACCTTTGGCCGCGGCTCTTCGTCTCCGACAGCAGCCCAGAGAATCCCTTGCAGGGCGCCGACATGAAAACGATGTGAGGACGCTCGTTGCGGGCGGCGCGCCGGATGTCGTCAGGCGTCGCTTCCCGCCAGGTCGCTGGCGGCTCCATGCCATGGAAGTCGCAGTACTGCTCGCGATCAAATAGGTCCAGCCTCGTTCCAGCTACGCCGGCGAGGCGGCCGAAATCGCGGACCGCCGCGGCGTCGACGTCCACGCCCCCGATGCAGCGGAATTGCGCACGCAACGAGCCGACTTCGGCGCGCCCGCGATTGAATCCGCGCGCGCCACCACCAAGGCCGCAGAACAAATGAAAGTGGCGAATCTCGATGCGGGAATGGGGGACGCGGAGCATCTATCGCCACATCTTCAAAACCGCCGCCAGGACGAGCGCGAATCCCAACGCCGCTGCCACCCAGCGCCAGAAATTCCGCTTGCGGCGCATGTCGAAAAGTCGGAGCGATAGCAGCCCGAGATCCTCTGCCGCAGCATCGGCGCATTTCTCCAGCCGCGCGTTGTCGGCGGCCAGCGCAAGATTCGCCTTGGCGACCGCCATCCAGATGGAATAGGGCATGACCGCCATGAGGTGGGGACAATCGACGCTCGGTTGATCGGTTGCCGGCGGCTCGTCGCCAACGCGAATCTCACGCATTTCCTTTTCCCTGCGGAGGTATTCTTCCTTCCAATTCAGTTCAGCCATGATCAAACCTTTCCGCTCACTTCCTTGAGAGCCCCTGGAGCCAGTCCAGCCGCCTCCCCCGAGTCAGCCGAACCCGGCTCCAGGAGCTTTCGAGGGGCCCTCTTTGCGAGGGCCGCTCGATTCGTTTAACTGCCAGGCGGCGCCGGAGCCCGGCTGACCTTCGCGGCCGTCGCGGCCGTGATCAGCGAGTCCAGCGACGCGTTGTATGACGTCACCGCATCGGTGTCGGCGCCATCGGCCTGGGTCTTCCCCGCGAGCGCGGAGTCGTACTTCGCCTGGGCCTGCTGCTGGGCGTTGTCGGCGTTGCCGAGGTTCGTCTGAGCCGTCTCCACTGCGGCGATGGCATCGCCGAGACTTGGAACGGTGAGCGTCTGAGTCCCCATGAAAATCACCTCCCTTCTGCTATGCCGCCGTCTCGATGCACAGCGGCGAGTCTGTGACGACAGCCTCGATCAACTGCCACCCGTCGTCGATGATGGCTTTCTCGATTGCCGCCCGCGTCTCGGTATCGAGATGCTCGCAATCATCGAGCACCATAAAGCCGAGCTTGCCGGCGCACATGGCGCAGAGTTGCATCACGACGTCCACGCGTCGCGCCAGGTTGACGTTGGGCCACTCGATCCCGTCCACGGTCACCGGATCCGCCACCTCGAGTCCCGGAACTGGCGAGGACTCCAATTTGTCGCGGACCAGCTTCTCCATCGCCGCAATCACGTTCGAAAGCTGGTCGTACTGCCAGGCAGCGGCGCGACTCTTGGAGATGAAGATGTCGATCTGCGGCTTCAGGCCTGCGGCGCGCTCCTGGGTGGCGGCTTTCTCACGGAGTTCGGCCACGCGCCCGGCCAGCCGGTCCAGCTCGGGACGCACACGCTGCTCTAACGATGTCGTCTCGCTTGAGGCGATCTCGATTTCCCGCCCGGCCTTCGTCTGCCGGTCCTGTAACGCCGTCGCGTGCCGCTCGCGGCGCTCCAATTCGAGCGCGGCGATTTTGCCATCGATTTCGGCGTCGATTTCGGCGCGCGCCGTTTTCAGCGCCCCTTCGATGCGCGCCAGAGCCTCGCGCTTGGCGGCCTCGACTTCCGCTTTGCCATCCGCGATCTGTTTGAGCAACTCCGTCTGGAGGTTCTCCGCCTCGATCAGAGCCGCCTTGTGGTCGCGGCCGTCGTCCTGGCCCAGCGCGCGAGTCATCTGCGTTACCGCGGCCTCGGTCTCATCGCGCGTGGCGCCGACGCGGCGGCGCAGCTCACGCACCTGTTCTTGCGCCTGCTTCATGCCGGTCAGATCGAATGGCTTCTCGGGTGTGATCGCGCAGGCCGTCAGGGCCTCATCCTCGCGGTTCTTGCGATAGGAGCAGGCCTGCGAGATCTCTACCGGCGTGAAGGTTAGCGGATTGATCCGCAGCAGGAGGTCAAGCAGGGCCTTCCGGCCGGCAGCCGTGGTCGCGTCAATGCGGAGAATCGCGCCCGGGTCTACGGCTAGAGCCTCCGACCATTGATTGATGAGCGTCTGCGGCGCCGGCTGCGGGACGCCCTCGGGGTCCAGGACCTCGGTGTCGAAGCGGTAGCCCTCGCCGCGCTTCTTTTTTGCGGAGGTCTTCGTGATGGTGTAACCAGAGGCGAGTTTGATCGTTACGATGCTGGCCAGGGACCCCTTCCGGATAATGCTCGCGTCCGTCCCGCCCTCGAACACCTTCAGCACGCCACGGACGATGCTGGTCTTCCCGCTGCCGTTGCGGCCCTTGATGCGGGTGACGGACTTTGGTTTGAAGCTGATCTCGCGGATGCCGAACGTGTCCACGATGGTGACTTCTGAAATGTAGTCGCGAGGTGCCATCGTCACAAGGCACCTCCTGCCGACTGGTCTGTATCCTCGAACTCGTTAGGGCATCCCGGCTCGTGGCCATCTTCGGGGTTCCCGGCGCAGCATTTGAAATTGCGCGATTGAGGCTCGGGAAGAGCTTTATCCGGTGGCACCGAAACCAGTTTCAATTCGGCCCGCACTGCCGATTCGATGGCTTTGAGCGCCGCTTCCTCCGTACATGGCACGATGCGGTAGATCGAGCCGGCGCCAACCAGCACGGAGACCCCATCGGAAGCAGCGCGTCTTACTTTCGCCCCTTCCGGAGTCCAACGGCCATCCACATAAGCGGGTTCCTCCAGTACGAATTCGCGCTCTGGAAGCTCCGGCGTATCGATGCGGAAAAGCACCGCTTGCCCATATGCTTCCGTGCGCACGAATCCGATATGGGATTGGTGGCCCATGACCTCGACGCGCGCCCATCCATTGAATTGCGCCTGCTTGTCTTCGCTCATCAGCCGCGCCTCCCAAACTTCGGCCGCGCGGCCGTGGATGCCGCCGGCTCGAGGCCCGGCTTCTCTTCGCGCGCTGCCTGCGCGTGGGCGTTGACCTCCTCGACCGTTACCCACTTCGGGGCCTCGCCCGGCTCTTCGACGACGCGCAGGTGCTTCAACCGATCGCCATCCTGATACAGGCATTCGGTGTCGACCTTCACGCTGGAGGGATGGGGCAGGGTTTCGGCCGTGTAAGGCTTGCCTTCGTCCTGGATGTATGGTGGCGCAGGTTCCTTCGCCGGCTCGGCGGGCGGCGTTGCCGAAGCCGCTCTCTTGGCTGCGTCGGCCTGCATGGCCGCGATCTTCTCTTCGCCCACGCGCTGCGCCTCGGCCGCGCTGCCGGCGGCCGCCTGGCCCTCGGCATCCTGGGACGCATATTTCACTTTCAGCGCCCGCTGAAAATCCGTCTCGCCATCGTTGATCGCGGTCCACAGGCCGCGCAGTTCGTCCACCTGGGCCGGCGACATCCGGTCGAGCGCGCAGCCGACGTACACCACCAGGTCGTCCGGGAGGACGCCGATCCGCGCGAAGCCGTCGATGACTTTCTTGCGCGCCGCGGTGGGGTCCACTTTCTTCGGGTCCAGGAGGACCGCAATCACAAGCGCCTCGCAATCGTCGCGGATGTCCTTCGGTATCAGCCGGAGCGATTCGTCGCGTTGTGCCTTCGATATTTCCGAGTTCTGCCGGGAGCGGATCTCATCATCCGTGGCTTTCACCAGCCACACCGGTTCGCCGTAGGAGTTCAGCCGGGGATTGCCGATGATCTCGCGACCTTCGGGAGGCTGCCAGTCCTTCCCGACCTGCTTGCCTTTCTTCTCCACCGCCTTGGCGATGGTGATCTCCCGGCTGTCGTTGTTGTTTCGCTCGAGGTCGATGACGGACGCGCGCACGATGCGGATCAGATCGTCCTCATAGATCACCGCCGACTCGGTGGAGAGGTTCCCCGCCTCCTGCCTGGCGATCTCCGCGAACCGCGCGGACAGGCCCTCGGCGTAGGTTTCCTGCCACTGGCCGTTGACCTTCTTGCGGCCGGCGGGCTTCTTGTACCTGGCGATCTCCGCGAATCCGGGGCGGTCGCAGTGGCCCAATAGGCGCACGCGCACCGTGTCCCAATTGCGGGGATGCCGCTCGGCCATCAAGTACATGGCCTCGACCTTGGCGCGCTCCCTGGCGGACACGGCGGCTATCGCCGTTTCAGCCTGGGTCTGGATCTGAGAGCCGCCGAACTCCTGGCGCGCTACGGTCCCTCTGTCAATTACTGTTGGCACTGATGACACTTCGTTTCCTCCGTTTCAAACCTTCGAATCGATCTGTCCTTCCGGGTTCCGGGGCCCGCCGAGCTCTACGTCTGCCGGCGCAGCCGGATTATCGAGGCTCAGCGATGCATCAAGAAGCCGCGCCACCGGCAGCACGTTCTCGATTGCGGCGTCGATGGCTTTGAGCGCGGTCGCCAACCCCGCGATGCGTTCAGCGTCGCTGGTGGCACCCGGACCGGTCAGGATCTCCGTTACAAACTCAACCAGAGCTTGCCCGGGCTCGGCCTCACATCGGCGTAGCCATTCCGCGATGTCCCGTTGCAGCGGCGTCACGTCGCGCTCGTCGCAGGCGATCAGCGAGGCCTGGAATGGTCGCTTAATCAGATCGCCGCTGGCCAGCGTGTCGTGAGCACGCAGAAGCAATTCATGCGCGCGAAATTCAGCGGCCATCACGCGCCTCCGCAAGTTCGTACCGCTCCTGTTCCCGTTCCAGCCGCGCCAGCTCGGAGTCGATGCACGAGCGGCCAACTTCGCGGCGGTCAATCTCTGTCTGTGTCAGCGGCCTGTCCGGTTCGCACGTCTGCCGGATCTCCCACCAGCGGTCGATGCTGTTCAGGACCGAAACCATAGAGCGGAGGCGCTTGGCGGTGGGAGAAAGCGGGGCGGGTCGCCCGACAGTGCCCGCCCCAGAAGAAGGAACGCTCATCTTGCTGACTCCTGAACCAACGCATCCTTGATCTGCTCGAATACTTCGGACACCACCGGCAGCATGGCGCGCATCGCACGCGCAGCTCCGGCCATGACGACGTGGCGCGTATTCATGCCACTCGCCCGCTTGCGCCACACCAAGTAGGCTGGCTCGCCGCCTTCTACCGCAAAATGCACTTGGTCCCCGGCGATGGCCGCCACGGCCGCCGCGCGGATCCGCTCCAAGTGGACGCGGTCGAGCAGGCAGCGGTCTGACTTTGTGGGCGTCATCTCGACCCCCAGGCATACAGCAGCGCAGCGAAGATCAGGGACGCGGCGACCACCACCGCCGTGCACCGTACAATGAAGCACCGCTCGTCGCGCCCGAGCGCCGCCTCCGGGCAGAATCTTGCGCGCGCGGCCAGCCACTTGATGAGCCGATCCCAAGAGGTCCGGCTGGATGGGGCGGCCTGGCATTCGCGCTCCTCGACCTCGCGCAACAGCGCCTCGTGGTTCTCGCGGTGTTCTTCCCACGATTGCAGACTCATGCAGCTATCCTTGTGCGCTCCGTGCAGACGCAAGGCCGGTAGGCGGCTCCCGTCAGGCAGGCGCAAACTCGCACGCCGACGCCGCCGCAAATGGGGCAGCCGGCTTCGCGGGTCACGCGGTAGATCACCGAGAGGGCGCGCTCGGACACACCCCGTAGCCAGTCGCGGGTGATTCGCTCGCACAATTCGGGGATGAACTCTGGAGTGGTACCAAAAACTCTCGCTCGCTCAATTGGTTTGCGGCGCACGGTATCGACAGCGAGCACCGCTGGTGGCAAAGTTGATGTCATGAGATTGCGGCCTCGAAATATCCGATTAATGGCCGCTGCGAGACCGCTGGTTGCGCCGCCGCGCGGGGTGCGCTCAGTACCCCCGCGGGGCACGGCGACGCCAGCGGGGAGACCTTCCGCGCTTGCCGGCGGGTGCCTGGGCGTCGCCGTGAGTTTGTGTGCAATTGCGGGCGGGGCTGAAAGGAGGTATGGGGGAGGCGCATGGTCTCCTACGCGGCGTCTTCCGACATCGCTTGCTGGCGCAGGTATTCGCGCGCCGCCGCAACCCACAAATCACTGGCGCTCTTGTCGCGTTCGTCTATGGCCCGGCGCTTCATTGCGCGCCAAAGGCTCTCGGGAGCCACGACGGTGACATTCACAGTCGGCTCGTTTTCTGGTACATTGATGCTTGGATCAGGCATTACGTAAATAAGTATGCGCGCAAGTAATTGGACAAGTCAATACTTGCTGAATGAATTTTTAATTAAAACTTGTTAACCATGCCACACACAGTTACGATCCGAGTTCCTGATGAGGAATTTGAGAGAATGGAGCGGAAGCGGTTTGACGAGCGCACGTCCTTCCAGGAAATCGGTGGCCTTGGTAGTGTGCGCGATTTACGGGCTCAACAGGTTGTGACGGTGGGTGGCCACAGCATCATTCTCGGCGTCTCGGAGCACATCGACGAGGAGTCGCTGGAGCGTTACGCGCTGGGCCGGTCCCTGGCGTCCGAGAGCGAGTGGATCGAAGAGCACCTGCTGGTGTGCGGGCCGTGCCGCGAGGCACTGGTGGCCCTCGACCGGTTCATTCCCGCGATACGGGACGCCCTCGGGAAGATCGGCGCCGGCGCTGCTTACGCCGCCCGAAAGTAGAGGGGCGGCCACACGCTGTACGGCTTCAGATTCATGCAGGCCCGGCCGACTTTCACTTCAACGCGATAGACCGCGTGGAAGAAGTTCCCTCTGTCCATTTTCTGTCCAGTCTCCCGCGCGATCAGCGGCAGGCACGCCCGCCACTCGACGCGATGCAGATGGTGATACCAGAACACTGCCTGCTCGACGGGACACCGCGCCAGCGCCATCAACCCCGTTCGCTCGAAATCCACCATGAACTCGGCCGGCTCCAGCCCCGCGCTGAGGCCGCCCCTCGTCATGTGTGTGTTCGGCCGGCGCGCGAAGTCCCCCTCTCGCATCCGCGTCTCGTCGTTCCGCGCGTTGCAATCCCGGAACACGCGCCTGTACACGCATGCGCACGTTCCCCCGCGCTTGCCCGTGCCGCCGCAGAATCGGCAGTCTCTGAGCGCCAGGCTGATCCGCGGGACCATTTGAGACACCATCGCTCGGCAGTCCATCTCGAGATCGGTCACCAATTCGCGCCCCCAGCACCAACTATCGGATCGACCGGATCGAAACCTTTAAGATTTGTGGTAAGCCAGTCTGCACTGGCTTCTCCAACAGGTCCAGAAAATCGGAAAACGAAACGCTATTTCCCCATGCCGCTCGCGGTCCTCTCGACGTCGCTGCTGCTGCCGATCGGCTGCGAGCTCATCCCAGTAGGAATGCGCCGTGGAGGAGAGACGGTTTCTCCATTGGAAGGACTTTTGCTGCGCCCGGCGCGTGCCCGGATTGCGTTGACCATCGCGTCTCCGAGGATTGATGGCCGCCATCACCGAATAGCTGCCCGACCGCACCACCGTCACAGCCTGGCCACTGCTGTACGCCGCCGCCGTACCGATGCTGCCGCGGCTCACCATGACGTTATTCCCAACCACTGAAGTGACCAGAGCGATCTCTCCCGTCGAGAGCGACAATCCGGTGCTCATCGTGATCGCGCAAGTCAGCGCCGAGGAAGAGATGCAAATCCCATTCCCCACGACGATTCCCGTCACGCTTGCCAGCGGGAAATCGGTCGCGCCCGCCGAGACTTCCGAGGTCAAAGTCGTAGGCGACGCCCCCGCTTGGCCGGCGAACAGGTAGTTCGCTCCGGCCGTGGCGGCATCCTGCGTGACGTTGATATTCACCGCCGTGTCCGCGGGCGACGCTTTCACGGTCCATGTATACACCACATTCGTCTGTGCCGCAGCGCTCAAGGCCAACAGTAAAAAGATTGCGATTTTCATATCTCTCCCCTAGTGACCGAAATAAATCCTTACTTCTCCGCGTTGACGTGCAGTGGACTGCACTTCAAAGAGGCGGTCTCCTAATGACCGAAATAGATCCTTACTTCTCCGCGCGCTCCGTTGCACCCGGTCGCGTTGCTCAATCCCGCGGTCTGCGCGCCCGCCGATCCGCCGCCGCCGCCAGGGGCCACTCCGGCGCTGCAAGCTACTTGGCCACCGCCGGACGTCCAACCTCCGCCCTTTCCCCCATTGCCCCCGTTGGTGTAGATCGTGTTGCCGAGTCCGGACACACCCCCGGTACCGCCCGTGGCGTTGTTGTATCCGCCGCTCCCTCCGCCGCCCCCGCCATTGGGAGCGTTCCCTCCGGGAGCGCCCGTACTCCCCGAGGACGTCTGTATGAAGCCGCCACAGCCGCCCACGTCGAAGCGTACGCCGTTTCCTCCCGTCCCCGAGCCGGCTCCCGTATTGCTGCCGCAATTAGCGTTTCCCGCCCCGACGAACCCCGAGTAAGCAAACCAGGCTACCTTGTCCGCCGTGCTCAGCCGGCCGCCGAACGGCCCGTTGACGTTCGCTCCGCCATCCCCGCCGGTTACGGTCGCGCAGGTGCCAAAGCTGGAGCTGCCTCCAAATCCAGCTCCCGAGTTATATGTGGATGCCAGTCCCCCAACTCCCACAGCCACGGTCACCCCAGATCCCGGTGTGACGGGGCACGGGCCTTGCCAGTACCCTCCACCGCCGCCCGCCGATCCGCTGGCGGTACCCGCCGTGCTGCCACTCCCGCCTCCTCCGGCGCCCCACTCCTGCACCGTTACCCAGTTCACACCGGCTGGCGGTGTCCAGGTAGCCGTGCACTGGGCCCCGGAGCCGCTGCCGCAGGTCCAGGAAATCGTAGAGCCATCGGCTAGCGAAGTCGTCGACCCATCGAAAATGTCGGGGCCGACGTTGCTCAGGGCCGTTCGCACCGCCTCTTCGCTAGGCACATTGGAATTCGTGCCCGGCGATCCCACAGACGTTACCAACGCCTGCGCCGCTACCGTCCCGATCTGTCCGCTGTTGATCAGCGTCCCCCCGGGGATCGTGGTGCTTTGGTTGTCCCCCGCGGGCGTGATCGTCCAGGCAGTCGTAGGGGCCGTAAATGTAGTTTTGTTGACGCTCAGCAGGGTCGCCGCGCCCGCTGCCGTAACCGACCACCCCGATCCGCCCGCTGTCCCGGTGAACGTGCAGCCGGTGAGTAGGCAGAGCCCGGTCGTGGTCGGCGGAAACGTGCTCGGGTAGCCCGTCAGCCCCGAGATCGTCGAGTAGTTTGTCAGCGCCGGCTGGAAATAGCCCGGCGAGTAGGTCTGCCAGGTCCCAGCCCAGTTTCCCGAATTCGTGGGCGGAAACGTGCTCGGGTAGCCCGTCAGCCCGCTGATCACCGAATAGTTCGTTAGCGCCGCCTGCTTGCCGTTGAACATAGACCAATCTCCGGACGCCAGGTACCCATTCTGCCCGCTGGTGGCTACCGGCAGGCTGATCGTGTTTGTGCTCCGCGACAAGGGCAAGCTGAACGTCAAGGGATTCTCGTACAATCCGCTCATCGCGCTCAGCGCGCGCGCGTTGGTGAAATACAGGTTTCCGCTCTCGGTCACCTGCGCCGTGGTGTAGTCGCCATTCGTCGCCACCACCGCGCCAGTGCGGCCAAAGACACTCGCCACCGGCACGCTCGGTATCGCGCTCCTTACCGCCTTCTCGCTCGGCACATTCGCGTCGGAGCCGGGCGATCCTACCGCTGTCACCAGTTGAGAGGACTTCAGTTGGGCATCGTTCGTGACGTTCCCGAGGCCCACCTGGCTGGCCGTGTAATCTCCGCTGGCGGCCGTCACTGCCCCGGTGCGTCCAAACACGCTCGCCACTGGCACGCATACCCCCGCCGCCCAGCCGGATACGGTCAGACACATGTTGTTCCCGACCGTGCCCCCTTCCGTACTGATCTGGGACGGGTTGATCTGCACGGCGGGTAGTGGCACCGGCCCGGTCTTCACCGCATCGATACTGACAGGCGTGGCACTCACGGGCACTAGCCAAGTCTCGGGTGGCTGATTCTGGCCGCCAGCGAACGCCCACGAAACGGTGTAACTCGTACCCGCGCACGCCCCTGTGCCGCCGAAACTGCCGTCCGTCCCCACATTTGGCACCAGCGCGACCGAGAATGTGGTTACGGCCGGCGAACCGCTCGGAGCGAATTTGACCGTGATTGTTCGCTCACCGACATAAGATCCGCCATACGAACAGGGCGCCGTGATCCGAATGTAGGCTACGCCAGTTCCCGGCTGTCCGTCCGGACCTATCACCGTTTGGCTCACCGTCGTCGTCGCCGCGGCCAGCGGTACGGCCGCCGCAAGAATCAATATCAGCCTTCTCATGTTGATGCCTCCTCAAGAATCACGGCCGCGTCGAGCAGCTCGGTCGGGTCCACCAGGTCAGCGCGCCGCATGAATGGCGGCCGGGAGACGTCCGTCAACGGGCCGACCGACGTGCCCGTGTAGGCTTCAAAATGGAGCATGGCGTTCACCATGCCCGCGACCTGGCCGACATAGGCGATGACCTGGCCGGCCGTCACCTTCGAGCCCACCCGGAGACCTTCGGCGATGCGATCAACCTCGCCATAGCGGATTTTGTGGCTATCGCCCAATTCCGGATGCCACACCGTCACGGCGCCGACGTACGCCGCTTCCGGATTCGGCCGGTAATACTCCGCCTCCCAGTCCACAATCGTTCCGTCCGCACACGCGAGAATCTCGGTCCCCTTGGCGGCATACAGGTCGCAGCCGGCGTGAGACCGGAGGCCTCCGGCAGATGCGATGCGCGGCGCCCCGAAGGACCGCGGCCGCTCGTGGTAGGATTCGGCAGGACGCTGGCGAAGAGGGAACGTCACGGCTGAGGCGCCTCCGTCGTGTGGGTCTCCTGGACCTCGGTCCTCACTCCTGGCGTCGAAGCGGCGGTGTTCGCTTTCGCACCGTCGCCCCGCATCGCCGCAAACAGCACGCCTGTGGCGCCCACGATCAGGTCGTCGCCTTTGGGCATCCCGATCTTCCACAGACCGGCGCCGACGAAGATCAGGATGATGCAGACGACGATGTGACCGCCGGGCGTGTCGATCATTTGGATGAAGTTGCGCATTTTAATCTCCCTTGCTCCTTGGGGCGAAAACCAGAATCAGAGGGCGCATGGCTAGGGCGTTTTCGCTTTTGGCAGCGTCCCGAGGTTGATCGTGAAGCCGGCCTCAACCACCGGGTTCCAACCGGCGCCGCTCACATAGAGCATGCGCACCGGCACAATCAGGCTGAAGGTCGGATTCAGTTGGTACATCACGGTGGCAACGAACGACGTGGACAGGTTGATGTTGATGCCTGTCGGCTGGGCCTGCGAGAAGCCGGGCCCAACGTCTCCACCGAGCAAGAAGGACAGCCGCCCCGTGTCCAGGATGTCCTTGTGGACGCCCTGGCGAAGCGATGCCGAGATTGCATAGAAGTTTCGCTTCGTCGTGGGATCGACGGCCTTCACGGGGAAAACATCCGCCGTCGTGGTGCCATAGACTCCAGCCGACCCGACCACAGGGTAGATGGCCGAGAAACCCGCGGTGAACCTGGGCGAGCCGAGTTGATTGAAGGCGCCGAAGGCAGCAATCGCTGTCGGCAGGGGAACGGTGGGGAATATGGAAGTTGTCGTGGCCGGCGTTGGCGCCGGGGTTTGCGCCCAGCCGCCAACGGCCAGGAGCGTGAGCAAGACGGTGATTACAGCGATTCGATACGTCATTTTGATTGGTCCTTTCTGAGTGCCCGGTTCACCGGGCCGGTTATTGTCTCGTTGCTTTCCACTGCTGAAACGACGAGATGATGTTCGTTACCGGGTTGAGGTCCCGGTAGATCTGGATTCCGGTATAACCGTACCCGAGCGCGCGGTCATACCACTTCGGTGTGGTCAGCTTTCGAACGTTGGCCGCCGTTCCATCCACCTGAATGCCAATGTCCTGCCAGGTGGCCAGCGCCTTCGGCAGAGCGCCCCGGAAATCGGTGGTCATCTGGCCGAAGTTCAGCGCTGCGCGCTCGATGCCCTTCGAAGCCCCGACGTAGCGGTTGAAGATGCAATCCGGGTTGTACTCGCAGTTCAGGAACATGGGCGCCGTGTCATCCACTTGCTTCGCCAGGTTGCCAGCGTGATCGAGCACCGGTTTGAGATCGCTGCGCAACTCCTCGATTTTCCCGAGCGCCGTATCCGCGCGCGCCAGCGTATCGCCGAATCGCTTGTTGGAATCGCTGTGGATCGCCCGGACCTCCGCCATCACGTCCATGCGCAGCGCCGTCATCTGCCCTGTCTTCGGATCGAGCAGTTCCTTGCGCGCGGCCTGAATCTCTCCGATCAGCGCGCCCCGTAGCGGCGTCCGGTCCATCGGGTTCTTAGCCCCAGGGTCTCCGTCCAGCACGCGCGAAAGCTGCCCGGTGAGTTCCTCTCGCACAAACAGGATTTGCCAGTTGAGATCCTCCCTGGTCTGCCGAACCTCGCCAATCAGTGCCGTGCGCGTGGCCGCCACCTCCCCGGGCACGGCCGCCACCACCACCGTGGCCGCCCGGACAAACAGGATTCCATACACGACGGCTACAACCAGCACCGCCAGCAGAACACACACCAACACATCCCGAACCAGCTTCATTTTGGTTTTCCTTTGTTGCGCGCCTTCAGAACACCCGCGCGCGCCGCTTGTTAACCGGCAAGGGTAGGCGCCAACTCAATAAGCACAGGTGGTCGAAGGCCCAAAAGCACACCAGTGGAACCCCCGCATTCACCGCCGCCAGGTATTGTTTCGTCCACGCGCAAGCACCGTTGAACCACGGAATCAGGTACGCCGTCGCCGATTTCGAGTAACTCAGCACCCCGGTCCCATACGCCATCGCCGCCTTTGCCAGGTCCAGATTCAGGTACGATGCGCCCCAGGACAGCGCTTCCAGTTTCAACCGATCGATATCCCCGTTCGGCGCCATGTACTGCGATGGGATGTTGACGTAGTTGTTCAGCCGGCCGCCCTGTGGATACGGATACCCCGCGTTCCAATAGACCGCCGGATTGTTCACGTCCATTGGTAGGAGCCACTCGAATTTCGCCCCGGAGTAGGCAGCCTTCACCGCCGCGGCAATCGCGTGCATGTGGGCATAAACAAGCCCCCGTAGGAAGTTCGCGTCCGCGTGAGTATTCACCGCCGGATCGTCATCCTGCGTCCAAAAGCTCGCCAGTGCGCGCCCCAGGGCCGCCAGGGCCGCCGCCGCGGTGTAGGCGTCATAGTAGGCCATCCCGCCGCCGCTCACCGTTCCCGTGCCGGCGACATAGCTTCCATTCCCGCTCGTTCCGTTTTCCGTGAAGTGAGTGCTGTCGGTGACCGTGATTGTCTGGTCGCCATTCGCCGCCGTGTCCCCCTGCACGCCTGCGGTGATGACACGATTCCCAGTCGCCAGCGTATGCGGCTGATTCGTGCCCACGGAGATCGGCGCCGTCCAGCTCGCGTATCCGACCGCCAGATTCTGAACGCGAGAATAGAACCACCAGCCCACCTCGCCGAATTGCAGCCATGGCACCAACCCGGCCGCCGCCAGAATCCCCGCCGCCTGCTTATAGCACGCCGTCAAGTACGCCGTTACCGTCGCCGGATTAAACGTGCATTGGGTGGTCTGAAGGTCTATAAACGTAGCAGCGCCGGTCGCCACTGTGAATGCCGTACCCGATACCAGCCCGGTCAACTGGTAATGGTCCGCATCCGTCACCGTCACAGCCCACACCGCGGCGCTGGCCCCTTGCGCCACATGTACCGTGTTCCCGGTGATGTACCCGTGCCCGGTCTGCTGGACGGTCTGCGGACCCGATCCGCTCACCGCCTCGACCACGCCCGCGCCCCACATCCCGAAGCCCGTAGCCGTGAGCACCTGAGAGCCGTTAGCGAATCTCTGCGACCATGCCCCACCTGAAGTATTCGCATCGGGCGCCCCGAGCAACTCCTGTGAGAATGCCACCGTCATGGTCTGTCCGGCCGCCTTCACCAGCGCCGCCAGGTCCGTCAGGTAGTCCTTGAATGCCCGATTCAAGGGCGATGTCTGCGAAGCGTCAACGCTCCAGGTCCCCTCGTTCCCCGCGCCAATGTCGCCCGTCGCCGTGATTGTCCCGGTAGCTCCAGAGCTGGTCGATACGGTCAACGTGAATCCGTTGATCGGCGATAGCGTCGTAATCGTGAACTGTCCCGCCGTGGCCGTTGGTGCCGCGCACACCCCTACAAATGTCGCGTTGATCGCATCCACTAGCCTCTGTGCCAGCGTCGCCAGCGTGTCCGCCGGAAACACCGCGGCCCCGAGCGACGTTCCGCCGATGTTAAAGAACACCGCGTCACCATCGCCGAACCCCGTTCCGGTTCCGAAGGTCCCCGCTATTGTCACCGTCGCGTGGTGAAAGTTCCCCCCGTTCCGCACGCGCTTGAGCGCGAAAAATACGCCGGCGTAGAAGTCGAGATCTCCGGCGAACCCCGCCTGACCGAGTATCCACATCAATCTCGCCGGCGCGATTTGGTACGTCGCCCCCGTGTCGTAGTCGCACGCGCAACTCACTCCCGAGTACGTCACCGCCGGCGCCACCGGATCGCTGAGCACGGCCGCCTGTAGAAAGTCAAACAGACAGGTCCCGGCCGCCACGGTCAGTACGACGGTATGCGCGCCCGCCGCCACGCCCGCCGCAATCAACCGTCTCCCCGCTATCGGAGTCGCCGCCGATTGCAACGAATACGCGCTCACCGCGATGGCCGCCCCGCCATCCACCGCCGCGTTAAACGTTCCCCCCGCCGTCGATACTGCCGTCCCCAGGTAAAGATTATGCACGCCCTGGCAATGATACTTGACCGTCACCGTGTCGCCAGCGTGCGCGCTCTGCCAAGCGAACCCGCCCGCATACCATCCGGACACTTGCGCCCATGCGCTACCCGCCCGGGTAGCCCACGTATCGCCCGATATGACCGTGACCGATCCCGGACCCGCGACTTTCAGCGGAGTCACCCCGCCTGAATCGCCCACCGTCCAATTCGTCACTACCGCGGTCCACTCGGAAGCCGCGTAAGCCACCAGCGCCGCATTCACCGCGCCCTGGTCGTAGTTCAGCGCCGGAGCGAACGTAAGCCACAGTTGCCGAACACTCGCCAGCCCCAGTGCTGAAAAGTCCAGATGGACGTGAATCGATGTCGGGTCCGTCCCGCCCGTCAGTTTCGATGCGCCCGCCGGCGTCAGATAGCACGTCCCGGTCTTGTGCATTTCCAGCAGTTCGATCCCGTTGCCGTCCGCCCCCGCGGGCGCCGTCACCGTGAACGAAGATCCATTCTGCGTAGCCGTCAGCGAACCCTGTGCGTTGATCTGCGCAACAAACTGCCCAGCCACCCATGCCGTCGCTCCGGCGGCCGTCATAAACTCAAGCAGCGTTCCCGGACCGTTGCCGTCCGATGCTGAACAACTAACCGTGCTCCCATCGTTGCGAAGCGGCGTCAGAATAACCGTATTACCACTCGCTACAGCCCAGGCGTCCGTAAGAGCCGGCTGAATCAGGTTCGCAAGCGCGATAGCTATGTCGCCGGACCCGTCCCCCGCAAGTTGAACGTGGGTATACGTGTTTGAGCCAATCGTGATGTAATGGCTGTACCCGGTCCCCAGGTAATTCCAAAACGAGAACGTCACGGATGCCGAGCCGCTCGGTATCAACACGTCGAACATGACGTTTCCCAGGTGGCAAAGTTGCGCCCGGTCATATGCCACCGGAGTCCCGTTGACCGTGTAGGTCTGGCTGGCCGCCACCGCCCCCGTCCTACTAGTGACGTTTAGCGGCACGGCGCTTTGAACTTCAGTCACCACCCCCGAGGCCACCGTCCGCGTGATGTAGCTCAGCTTGCCCCAGGGCACCGATTGATACTTCGCACTGATCGGATTTTGGCACCCCGTCAACGCCAGGTCGAAATCGAGCGTAACCCCCGCCAGCCCGAAATCCGGCAAATACCGCGACGTGTAGAGGTGCCCAAACTGATCGTCCGCGTCGAACAGAACGCACACCGCGAAGTCCGCCTGATCGCTCCAACACCCGCTCGCGGTGAACCCGCCAGCGGACGCCCCGTGCATGGCCGCCGCCGCCCCGCGCCGGTCGAACCCGCGCAAGTACATCGACCGATGGGGTTCGAGTTTAGAAATGGCCGCCATTTTAGAAGGAGATGAAAACGGATAGGTCCGCTCCTGGAACGGTCGTTCCTACGGCCGCGATGTCGAGCGTGATACTTGCCCCGGCTAAGATTGGCCCCGCCACTACCGTCGAATCAGTACCCGCGGTCGTTACCGAGGTGCTGCCAGCCGGCACCGTAAGCGTCAACCATAACGCCCCGTCCACGTTGATATTGAACGTCAGACCCGCCCCGGTTGGAGCCGTCTTGACGTATGCCGTAACGCTCGAAGCCCAGCCCGCGCCGGACACAGCCGGAGCCTGATTCCCACCAATCGCCAACGTCCCGTCTACCTGGAGGGTAACCGACGAACCGGGGTTGCTCACCAACAATCCGAACCCGGTGACCCCCGTGAAATTGGCGGTAAACGTTGGCGACTGTCCGTAGATGTTCAGCACATATCCGTCTACCGCGAGCACCCGCTTACCCGGCAGCGAAACATCAAACACCCAATCCACCAGCAGCGGGTTCACTTCAGCCGTCCCGATCCCGTAGAAGAACCCGGGCGGGAAAACTTCGTTTTGAGTGGTGGTGGCCACTTCCCGCAACGTCGCTCCACTGGCGTGGGCAATCGGCGCTCCAGCGCTTCCGTCGGCTTTGCACCCGCGAGTTACTGCCGCGCTCAACGAAGTGATCGTGCCAAGAAGCAGGATCTCACCGTCGATCTCTACCATGTCGCCGGTGGTCAAAGCCCCCCACGCATCCACGGAAATTGAGGTATCTCCCGTCCCGATGGCGGCCGTCAGGTGCGCCGCCGCCGGCAGGGAGTCATCGACATAGTAGGCTGCAAACGTGGCCGAGTAGACCGTGCTGAGGTTCGTTACGTCTGCGAACGACAGCCCGTTCAGCTCCAAAAATCCAGCCGGCATGGAACTCGATGGCCCTGCTCCGAATGACGGAATGGCCGGCAAATCGCTATCATGCACCGGCTCGGTCGGCACCGGCGCCGGCTGCACGTCCGCGGGCTTCGGCCCCACCGTCTCGTCATACATGCTCGCTGTGACGGTCTTTCCGATCAGGTCAACCGACCAGTCCCTGTTGATGCGCATGGACTGAACCCGGAAGTTCATCACGCCGCCCGGTATGTCTCCATCCGTGATGCTCGCCACCGAGCCAGCGTCCGTGTCCAGCGCCAGGATCGTGCTGCGCCAGGTGGCAATGCGCGCGGCGTCTTGCTCGGCCTGGACCGCCCCGCCCATCTCTTCGCGCGCCCGGCCGATAGCAATGCGCGCGGCCTGCGATTTCGTCGGGCAAGCGGTGACCGGAAACTGCTGCGCCAGGGGATTCTGGATGCGGTTGTTCCGCGCGGCCAGGTCCTGGTCAACGTAGTCCACCGCGTTGGACTGAAACTGGTACTCCTGATCCGAAAACTGAATCGTGAGCTTCTCGAACTTTGGCCTTACCGGCGTGAGTTGCAGCGACTGAAACAGGATGTTCCCAGAGGTGAACGCGCTCACGGCCGAGGCGTTTGAGCGGCATCCAAGCTTCAGGCTTCCGAAGCTCCAGGTGTAATATCCGAGCGCAGTGTTCAGAATGCTCTGAATCCAATCTCGCGTGGGCTTCCGGTCGTCGATGACGCCCTTGAAGCGGAACTGGGTCTCGGTACCGGTCCCAATGATCACCGGTACGGTCGCATCGGCAATGGCAGCGGCGGCTACCGCCGAGTTCACGTCGAAATAGCCCGTCTGAGTGCTTGCCGAGGCCCCGAGCATCCCGATTGCCCGCAAGTAGGTATTGATCGCCACCCAGAAGGGATTGGCGCAGCCTGGGATCTGGAACCGCAGGCCGCCGGAGACCGGCGTAATGGTCAGCGTGCCTCCAGTCCCATAGACCGCGCTGGAGGGCGTTGAGACCTGAAGCTCTATGAGATTGGTGCCTCCGGTTTGGAAGGCCGCCACAACCAGGGCGTTCGTGACGTTCATGTCCGACGAGGAATTCCCGGTGATCGTCGCCAGGTCTCCTGGACTCACGTTCGAGACATCGCCTGTGGTGAAGGCGTTGATGCGTTGAAAGTTTCCACCCGGCTCGAGGTCTTCTGGGTCGGCTTCCGTCAGAGTGAACGGGCCAGCGGCGCCACCGCCGCCCGAGCTGCTCCAGGCGTATCCGGTCAGCCCCAGGGAGACCAGTGCGATCAACGTGTGCTGGCCGGGCGAGCTTACGCCCTCCGTGCTGGCCTTGGTGCGCCGGATCTCGCATAGCGCCGTGCCGGCTGAGTAGACCAGGTTGTAGCTGGAGGTGGTATCCGCGCTATGGCCATCCCAAGCCGGGTCCTCGACCTCATCCATTGGAGAGCCATCGGCGGCCTGCGTAAACCATCCAGCCGGCCGCGAGCCCGAGCCGGTCACCCTGCCGAGGCTGAAGTAATCGTGCGTGCCGGCGGGGTCCGTCCCCAACGCCTGTCGAAGTCCATACGTTGGTATCGCTCCGGATTTCAGGTGTCCCGTCGAATCGACCTGGAAGCCGTGATTCGGCTGGCCGTCCAACGTCGATCCCATGAACGTGTCTGGCTGAGTGGCGCCGTATGACGTCCACATCTGGGGCGAGGTGAACGCGCCCAGCGGCCCGCGCCCGACAATTCCCAGGGCGATGTAGAACTGGTCCTCGTCGCGGCCAGCGGCGATCTTGCAGGCCACCGGAAGCCCGTATTGCGCTTGGCCATCATCGTTGTGCCAGATCTCCGGCAAGGTTCCGCCGAAGATATTATCCGCGACGATAGAAGCCATGGGATACCAGTTGGAAACGGTATCCAGCAGTGCGCCGAACGCCCCACCAACTACCCCGAAAACCAGGCCCACCCCGACTCCCGCAGTGAATCCCAGGCTACCCGACCGTAGAAGTACCGTCTGCGGAGAGCAGTACGTGGCCCCGTAGGACTGGTTCGCCTGGTGCGCCATGCAACCGTTGGGCGTGTTATACCCCTGGTCGCAAGAGGTTGGCGACGCGCTCGGGAAGTGCGTGGTATCGCACGTCCCTGTTGCCGGGCAGCCATCCAGCTTGTACCGCCGCCAACAGGTCCGAGAGATCGAGCCGATGGGAGAGGAAAGAGTCAGCGCCGAGAGAATGTCGCTGGCTTTCAGTACGAACTCCGGCCCAGCGTCCGACTTCCAGTCGATCACGTAGCCGGCCCAGAGTTGCAGGATCGTCCCGGTCAGCCCAACCGGATCATCGACGTGAAAGAGCGAAAGCTCGACGCGCGCCCACCGGAGTTGCGTATCGTTCGCTACCTGGACCATCACGCGATCGGCATTGCCGAGCGTGAGTGTCACATCGTCGGTGGACCCGTCAATGCTCTGAGTGAGAATCGCATCGCCGCCAGGCTCATTCATCCGGAGCAGCCGCGGCAAATACAGTTGGCTCCCAATGGTCACCCGCCGATCCGAGAGAAAGATATCCGGCACGGTGGCGTCCAGCACGCGAATCCGCACAAGCGGAATGATCTCCTGTGCCTGTGCCTGCAACGCGGTCCCGAGCGTCGTACCCGGAAACCGAGTCACTGTCGCGTTGACGGTGTATGTCGGCCCCGTCGTCGGCACCTCGACGAACGTTAACCCCGCCGAGCACGTCGCATTCGTCAGGTCTTCCAGCGTCAGTGGCGCGTTGTCGAAGCAAACCGTCTTCGTCGTGGTGGTCTGATCTTCGTTCGGAGCCGAATAATAGAACGGCACATTCGGCCCCTGTACCTCGTCGAAGAAATCCCGCAGTTGCTTCCGTTCCGCCAGGCTCAGGAACTGCCTGTGAAACTGATATCGTGTCGCTGGATCTCCATAGTAGTACCGCTGCTCGATCTTGGCGTTTGCCGCGCCGAAGGTGTGCGTGATGACCTGGCGTTTCCGCGCCTTCCCATGGGCGTAATCTGTCACCAGCGGGAAGGTCGCCGAGGGCGAAACCGAAGGCACCGTGATGCGGCCGATTACATCGCTCATCGGGCTACGCCACCTCGATCAGATCGAGCGTGCAATCCGCGCGCGGAATATAAATCGATTCGTTCCAGTCGCCGTTGAACCGCACCGTATACCTGCCCTGCGTCGACACTCCCGTCGCGTCGTAGTTCGAGCCGACCGGCTGCCCCGTGGCCGGCTCAAATGGATCGTAGAAATAAAACGCGGTGTTCTGGTTCCCCGTCCAAAACGTCCACAGCGCCGCAATCACGCTGGCCACCAGCCGGCGCCGCAGTGACCATGCCCGCCGGCTCGTGCTCACCATCGCCATGGATTGCCGAGACCCATCGTGGTACTCATTGACGCGCGACTGCCAGTTCCTCTTCTCGCTGAACGCCGTACACAGCGATGCCGGAAGCACCCCGGCGGGCACCGCGTTCTGGACTGACCCAGGCATTTAGAATGCTACCGTATCCGGCGAAAGCATCGTGTTCGCTCCGTTGATCCGCGCGGAGCCGGCCATCTGTCCGTTCACTGCCGAATCGGCGACAGCTCGCGGCCCTCCAGCGATGGCCGCCGCGGTGCCGGTGGACCAGAGGTTCGCGGTCTGCTCTGCGGACACCTGCACGATCACAGGGCCGCTCCCGGCGTAAGGATTGCCGGTCGGAATGATCCCGCCCCCGGCTGGCCCGAGAACTGGCAGATTCGAGGCGTAGGTGTACGCCGTGCCGTTGTTATACACGGCAGACTGGTTGAGCACGCCTCCGGCCTGGGTGAGATTGACACCATGCGGATCGCTCAGGAAAAGGCCGCTCTTTTGGCCCGTCGATTCGGCGTACAACTGCAGAATCTGGCGCACCTCAGGGCTTCGCACCGCCATGCTTACCGAGTTTCCGTATTTCTGCTTAGCCAGCTCCGCAATCTGCCGCGCCGTCTGGTCGTTGATGGTCAGGCTGTAGATCTGCTTGATGAGCCGTTTCGCCTCGTTTTCGGGCGTCTCGACCCCCGCGAGCTTCTCGCCGATCCCCGCCAGCGCCCCGGCGCCTGCGCCAATTGCCGCCCCCAGCGGCCCGCCCATCTGCATCCCGATCATCGCGCCGCCGGCCGCACCCATCCCCACGCCACCCCAGGTCCCCCGGCTTGATCCGAGTAGCCCCTGCTGAGCGAGCATAGATCCGCCCGTGAACAGCGCCGCCCCCGCGACTCCGTTAACGCCCGTGATCCTGCCC